AGCGACTTTAGATCAAAACGCTGTGGTTCTGATGTTACGGTTCCAACTGGCATAACACTCTCTCCTGTTCTCTCCTGTAGTGGTACTACCGCTGTAGTCGTCGTTCTCTGCGTTCTAGCTCTATACGCAACTCCTGTAGATGTGCTCTACTTTCCATTAGACGGGAAGTCTCTTCAATAGCCTCCTTGCTCCCAATTACGCCTACAACTCCTGGCTGGTCAAATACCGTTGAAAAGAAATTAGTCGAAGGATTGTAATCGGGATAGAAAAGTTCCTCCCGATGAAGAATCTCACCTGTGTTAATTGCAATAGCTGCCATTGTTACCTCCTGTAGTTTGTGCTCCCTGTCCTACGGCCAAGACAGGGAGCACATTTTTAGTCCTATGTGATTGCTGCCGCTGACTTAACGTGAACCTCGTAAGCATCGCCACCGGCGATACCAAGCATTCTACCTTCTGTATCTGCTGTGATTAGATCACCCATCCCTTCTAGCGGAATGCTATAGGAATCGAAGAAGTAGTTATTTGCCTGTAGACGGACGCCATGTGTTGCAAGTGCTAGCGTCGCACCACCGATTAGCGATTCCATACGAATGGCTCGCTTGTTTGTAGACTTGAAGTTATCGTAGTCTGCGCGAGTTAGGAAGTCAATCTCGGCAGATACAGTACCTTCGGTAATACCGAAGCTGATGTAGCTTGCTGACCGATCAGCACGTACTCTGTTCTGTGCCTCAGCATTGAAGTTAACCCCGAAAGTAAGGCCATTGTGGTTAACGTCTACTGCACCGGCAAATGTCGGAGCAGCACCAGCGGTATCGAGAACGATCCTATGTGCATCGGCACCAAAGAGTAGTGGTGCAACCCAAGCTTCTGCTGGATCAGCCTGAACAGCCTCACCAAGCCCGAAGATGTTGGCAGTACACATCAGTACGCCTGTATCAGTATCGACACTAAACTCAAAACCTGCTAGCGTACAACCGACGTAACCGAATACCTCACCGTTACGTACTACGGTGATGGATAGGGTCTTAGGAGTTGTTGCTCCTGCTGCTGTACTAGCTGTACCTGCACTACTCGGCACGAACTTGTAAACAGCCGGAGGGCCAGCGGTTTTGGTAATGATGTGTCTACCTGCGTAGAGGAAATACGGTAGGAAGTTAGGATCAGCTTCCATTTCGATGTCACCCTCTACATGGTAGTAGGAGGGCTTTGCTTCACTGTGGATGCTCTGCTGCCTAATCTGCTCAGATAGGTACTTATCTTCCGTATACTCTAGACTCTCGCTGATGATCGGAACGAAGATAGTCGGAGCAATATACGTACCCATCGTAGTTTCAAATGCAAGGCCGACTGAGCCTCCACCGCCTAGTCCTGGCGTTGTTGCCATATTTAGCTTTCACCCCCTACTGAAATTGGCTCAGGTGCTACAACGTCGTCTAGTTCCGGTTGTTCAGTGTCAGGCTCAGGGAACATCTTTTCTACTTCTGACGGCCCGTACTTAGCTGTACCTGAAACTGTGATGTACTCGTTGTTTGCCAACTTGTCCTTAACGGACTGTCGATGCCTAGCAACGAAAGCTAGCTCTGCATCCTCATCTAACTTCACTGCCTTGCCGTTTAGTGCAAGAATTCCACCCAAATCAAATTCCATGTCCTTTGGAAATTCTGGATGGTCAATCTTTACTTCGATCATTGCCCCTCCCGTTAAAGTGGTGCTCTACTACTTCCAGACCATGTAATAACTGTCGAAACCGTGGCTTGTCCTTTTGCATTGGCGACAACCCCCGGACGTTCAGAACGGACAAATCCAAAGATAACACCGCCGCCTAGCGTGTAGTCTGTATGCAGCTTGTTCCTGACTCTAGCGGCAATCTGCATATCCTCCTTTGTCCGTGTCTTGTGACTAGCTGTAACTCTTGCGTGGTAAATAATTACCTGTAACTGAAATTCTAGGCTGAACGTACGAGTGGCATATAGCTCTCGTTGAACGGGTACTCCGATTGAAACCACCACAGCCGGGTACTTTGGCAGAATGTTCTCATCAGAGTAACCAACGTACTGAATGCCAAGTGCCGCCTTATCGTCATTGAATAGTGCGTACACAAAGTCTAAAAGCTGTTCAGGTTCTGTGAAGTATGGCATTAAGGCATTTTCATGAATCTACCACCAGGGCCGCGCAACTTTGATCCTCTTCCGCCCATTACGATTGAAATAGTACCTTCAAACCATAGAGCGAATACTGCGTCCATCTTAGCTCTTGCTTCCGGACTTGTTCCTACGAATGGACGTTCGGGCAGTGGATTTTCACTACCGCCGATAGTTCCAAATACATCTTCGCCTCTGCTCTTTGTCGTCCTCTCGTATGCACCAAAGTTGTGCCAAGCCCAATACTCAGGCAATCCCGAAGTATCTAGAAATAGACCTTCGTGTGTAGGAACGAAAGCTGATGGTGAATTGATTGATCCTTGTAGAGCACCTTCAAGATGTAGAATCCTTCCAGCACCGTGTGCTAATGCCCAAGGTTCGTAGCTATCTGCCCAAGGCTGCCATGGAGCGCCAGATGGGTCAGATTGCGTATTGAAATTCTCCTGAATATCTAGTCTTGTAATTTCACCAGCTAAAGCCATAGGTTCTGCTAGATCATCTAGCTCGTTAGCAACTACAATTAGCTGTTGAGCAATGATATCTGGATCTGGCTCTGCCCATTCGTATGTGACATAGGTTGTACTCAAAACTGTGAGTCCATCGTGAATACTGGTTCGGGCAGCGTATTGAAATGACCGTCGCTTAGATGTCTACCTGTATCTACAACCTCTGCTACTTCTACAAGCGTAACTGCACCCGTTGCTACCATTTCCAGCATGTCCATTGCTTCACGATACTTACGTCGTGCGTAGTCAATATCGTCCGGATCATCTTGTGCAAGACGAAGCCTGTAAAGCAGTGCTGCTGCTAGACGACCCCCAATAGCACGAATGTACTCAGGTGTGCTATTGGGAGACGTCCAGCCAGCAAGTGTTAGTGGCGCAAACGTACCCGATAGGCGACCCTTGATAACTCGTTCAATATCAAGTTTGACCTTTGCTAGATCATCGGGCAAATCTGCCAGATCGAACTTGTCGATTGGTAGATGTACCTGAATGTCGCTATCGTGTACGAGTGAGTTAGCCACTACTTCTTCTTCTCTTCTCCATCTACCTCAGCTACAGCCTCAGTTAGACCTTCCTCACTCGTTACAACACCCTGTACTTCTGCAACGAGTCTCTCTTCCTCTGACTGTGCTGCTGCTGCTAGCTTCTTCTGTAGATGAACAACCGGGCTATCAGTAGAACCGGCAGGAATATCGTCGGGGAATGGATAGTTGCGAACAACGCCCCCTTCAACAAGTGCATCCCAACCAGCATCATCTACTTCTAGCTGTGACTTTGTTACCTTCGTCCCGGCCGGGAGGACATTGCGACTTAGGACGACATTACGCTCACCACCGTTCGGCGTACGTACTGTGTCGGTTTCGCCGCTGTTTTGATAATTCGACCAAAGCCACCAACTCTTTGTTTCAGCCATTATCTTTATCCTCCTTTCTACCAGGCCGTGGCGCTAAACGCCGTCTTGATGATGTAACCAGCGATGCCCGATGTTACCTTAGCATCGTATCTCATTGACTTGCGTACTAGGTCTGACTTGCGGCCTTCTTCACGCCACCTATCGACAGGGCCGATAGTACCATCGGGATAACGTACTGCAAACGTCTTACCGAAGGTTAGCGTTTCTAGGTTAGGTTCATCTTCGACATAGCCGAGCCAAACGTCCTTACCCCATAGATCGGTAATTACCTCGGCAGCGTCGATGTTGTCAGCAGCGTTGTACTTTGAATCGACTAGTACGATTTCACCCTCAAACCCGATTAGTTTGCGCCATGCTTCTGCATCGAGTAGAGAGAAGTTAATGAAACGAGCTACGATGTCGGGATGGTTTTCTAGCCAAGGTGCAGCCATGCGCGGAAGTGCCATGCGGTTAGGCGGAACACCAATTAGACCAGTGATCTTTGCTACTGCTGCACGAAGAACGTCAATCGGATTGGAAGTTGCACCTGCGTAGTTATCCCACTGATCGGCAGCACCTAGAGTAATGGTGTTGCCCACAGGATAAAGTGCAGTGTTGCGTACAGTGTCAGCTACTAGCTTCTCATGCCGAAGCAGAATAGAAGTAGTAACTGCTTCTGTTGCATCTTCCATCGGGTCAATCTGAATTGGCCCGCCGAATGCATCGTTTGCAAGACCACCCTGCGAATTAAGGAACTGATCCTCTTCATCGTAGACAGGAGCCTGTAGCGAATGCTCCTTGGTCTTGTATGTATCTTCGCTCCACTTACGGCCACTGATTTCGTTGGCAACTGCGCCAGGAACACGAAGATCAGGATGCATCAACCAGTGTGAACGATCGAATACACGATAACGTCCAGAGGGTGAAGTTACTTCGACAAACGGCATGAGCCGCTGACCATGAAGATTCTGTGGTCGATAACCAATGGAGAAACTGGTTAGTAGCGGGTCACTGTATAGTGTACCGGGATCATACATTGTTAGTCATTCACCCCCTCTTATGCTAGAATGTTGCCAGGTAGGTTAAGTGTGACTCTTGCTCGCTCACCAGCAGCAGCAGTAGCTTCATCACACACGCCAATTACACGTTCTGTTGCAACAGCAGGCTTACAACGTCCGTCAGCAGCCATTGAAACAAGCTGCCCTACTGCAATTGCAGCCGAACATTCCATTTCTGTTGCACCCATGCGTCGTACTAGAACACCCTTACCCTTTAGAATTTCAGCAGCAGTTACTCCAACCTGTGCTACACCACATGCAACATCTGTTGCGGCTGTTACGGGAGTAACAACTTCTTCTGCGGAGAACTTAACTGCGCGGAACTTCGTAATTGCAACCGCAGCGTCGTACCCCTTGTCCTGAATAAAGTTACCAGTTGCCATGTTTAGCTGTCACCCCCTTATGACGTTACGTACGCTTCGGCTAGTTCAGGATGCCGCTTGGCAACTTCCTGAATAGCAGTTTTACGATCTAGCTTATCTTCGGTCATTAGCTGTGCCACCGTATCTGCGTACTTCTGCCGAATGTCCTTGCGCTTCGCAGGAATTACGATGTCGTTATCTTCGTTCTCGCGCGAAGAACCACGCTCACCCTGTTCAACACCACCAGTTGCAACTGTCTTGATTAGTGTCTCTAGATCAGCATGTACTAGATTACCTTGAGACAGCTTTACGTGCGCCTGCTTGACTTCCTCCTGGGCAAGTGAAGAGAGACGGAAGCTTGTCTCTCTTGCATCTTCACCTTCTCCTTCGGTAACCTTAAAGTCTGCAAGACGGTTGGCAAAAGATGTAGCTTCATGTAGATGCTCTCCTGCCTCTAGCTTTGCAAGTCTAGCTGCCTCTTCTGGATATGCTTCTGCGAAAGCTACCTTCTTCTGTGCTTCCTTTGTTGCTACTTCAAGTTCTGAAACTAGCTCTAGCTTGGCGTCAAGAGTCTCATTGATCTTGGTGGCAAGATCAGTGTCGCTAAGATCCTTGAAATCAATCCCTAGCTTCGTAGCCTGTGCTTCTAGGAAATTACGATCCATTGCCTTATCCTCCAACTCCGGAATATTCGGTGGTCTTTGTAATCGCTCGCCTTTCTTGAATTTATCTTCTTGTTCATCAGGCTGTGGAGTGTATACAGGTTCGCCACCTACACCTGTACCTGGCTCCGAGTGCTCTTTCTCTTTATCGAGACTAGCGCGAAGGCTAAATCCTGAACCTCCGTTTGACTTAGTTTCTGTAACTGTGCCACCACCATCTAACATTGCACTTAGAATTTCATCGTAAGTGCGAATGCCGTCAACCATGTTTGATTCAAGAGCCTGTTTCGCGCTAACTACGCCTCCTTCTCCGTAATTTGCAACAACATCTTCTACGGTAGTTCCTCTGCCTCTTGCAACAGCTTGCAGGAACATGTCGTTAAACTGTGTAACCATCCCCTGTAGATGGGCATGGCTTTCAGCAGTAAGTGGCTCAATTAGAGCAGCCTTGAAACGACCTTCCTTAATGACCGTTTCAGTAACTCCTGCCTTCTCCTTTAGTTCGCTCATATCAGTATGCACCATGTACGTACCAATTGAGCCTACGATGCCGCTATCTGTAACGTACATTTCCGAAGCCTGACTTGCTAGATAGTACGCCGCACTTGCAGCCATACCGTTAGCAACCGAATAGACTGGCTTAACGTCTCTTGCCGCAAAAATCTCGTTAGCCATTTCTTCGATCATTGAAGCTGAACCACCAGGACTATCGACATCTAGCAAGATGCTATCAACGCGGTCATTATTGAGCAATGCGCGGAAGTCCTGCGACCACTGCTCCATAGACGTCGCACCTGATAGTTCTGTCATTAGGTTGGCGCGAGGGAAAATAGGGCCATGTAAAGGAAGAACTCCAACACTACCTTGCTGTGAAGGAATACTACCTCTATTGCGTTCGCCATTGGCGGTCTTGGCCCTAATCTCTTCAATTGAAAGGCTGCCACTTAGATGACTCTCTACGATTTGTAGGATCGTTCGCAGGCCACCTTCTGTAATGAGCCAAGGCGTATCTTGAAGCTTACTTACGATCTGTCCGTAGTCTTTCATGCGCTAACCGTAAATTGAGAATTAGCCAGAACCATACCCTGAGCAACTTTTTCCTGTTCGGGGCGAAGGCCACTTAGATTCAATTTGGGTGTATGCTCCGCAATGATGAGTTCTACATCGCTAAAGGGATCTGCGGCCCTTAACATAGCGCGTACTGTATCTTCGCTATAGAACTTCTCGTTGTTGAATGTAATTAGCATTTATGTATCACTATCATCTGTAGGCGCTCCTGTGTTACCAGCATCACCTTTACCAGCTTCTACATCGCCCTTCTTCTCACTACTACCTTCGGCTTGTCCCTTACCTGTGGCGCTTGCGTTATTCTCAGGTGTTTGTCTCGTACCCAACTTGAGCGGAGAGTCAATCTTTGAGCGAACCCAATTTTCTGTTTCGATGTCAAGTGTGATAAGATTCTGTGCGGCAAGGTTAGCGAGTGCTGAGGCCCACTGTTGAAGATCCTTCGTTTCTCCAATGTTCCTTACTTTCAGTTGCGGGAATTGGTCTGTTGCGAAGTTGTAGGCTACAAGCTGAGGAATCACAAACAGGTTGAACATATCACAGATGAGGTTTGCCATGTAGCGCAAGCTCTTTGTGAACATGTCCTGATGTGATCCTGCTGTTGCTCTACCTCCACCTTCTGAAATTCCCATAAGAAGGAACTGAACCATAACGTTCATCATAATCATTCCATTGTGGTGTTCAATGGAACGCATGACGTCTACTGGCTGACCAGGCATATCTGCAAATCGCAGTACCCAACCAGCAGGAAGTACTGCACCTGCTTTTTCATTCGTTCTGATGTTATTAACAAGAGTGAGGGCCGACTGGATATCAGCAGTATTGGCTGTGGGCGGTAGTTCTACGATCGGATAGCCCATACCATGACGTTCCTTCTGAATACCGTCAATCTTGTAAAGCTGATCCTTGAAGTACCAATGCTTATAAGCTGTGCGGAAGAGGGACTTACCCTCTAGGTTGCCACCACGCTTATTGTGCGTACCGATGATAAGCTTGCTAACAGGGATCTTCACTTCTTCTGGCTTACCATCGGCGCGGATTGCGTTATGGATAACCCCCACAGGGCCACCATTGTCGTCGTATTCAAAGTCTTTGATCGTAGTGGCTAGACGCGGAGCGATCTTCCTTAACATGGTGTATACTCTGCGGTTAGCCCCACCACTACTTGCCCATTCTCGTTCTTCAAAGACTTTCTCTCCTACCTCAAAACCATGCTCCATCATGCGGAGTAGGTCATTTAGTACGTTGAGGAAGGGAGAAGTCTGAGAACAGAGAATATTGAAGTCTACGAACTCTTGAATAACCCTGTTTTCAGGCTTACTGTCCCAGGGTTCTACAAAGAAGTCGGCACCTACGATTGGCATTTTACCTGCGCGAAGTGAAACATCACACGCAGCATCATTACTTGCCATTAGATCATAAGTCTTGAGAGCCTGCGTCCTGTTTGCAAGAGCCGGAACTACGTCTCTTAGAGCAGGAGTACGACCAGAGCCTTGCTCGATCAAAGCGCCCTGGTCTACAGGAATAGCACCTTTGTCCTTAGTGCTATAACTGGTGCCTGTTTCTCGTCTACGAGGATCGGGGTCTGCCATAGCAATGCCAAGATCATCGGCAAGTGCCCGAATAGTCTCATAGTCCGCAAAAGGGACTCTTCCTTGACTAAGCCCGAATGTTTCTCTTAGCCCCAATTTGCTACATCCCTCGTAATTGGCTCATTTTGGGTAAAGAAATCGTATGCCTCACTCCTGCGATCAGCGGCACTATAGATGTCGCTAAGGCGTGGCCCTGTACCAAGAACGAACATATGATTAAAGAAGTACCTTAATGCATCTGGACCATGATCGTCAAAGTCGTGCTGTTGTTCTAGTCCCCTCGCTGTCTGATTGTTCTTATCATTCTTACTCTCCCTAAAGTGCAAGCGTTCCAACTGTCTAATCAGGTCTTTACACCTAGGATGCACTTTGAACTTAGTAGAACCATCGGGCTGAATCATCATCTTCGACTTAACAGCCTCAATTCCCAACTTCCACCCAACAGGCTCACTAACCACAGGGCCGAGGACCATTGCAAGAGTCGCAGCTTCGTCCGGCCCGCGAGGATCACCAAACATCCCGTCAATGTGATAACCTTCGGGATTCGTTCGGTTACGGATAACACGACCGTGTTCCCAGGTACTCATTGACGTTACTTGGTACTCTCGCCAAACGTAGACGTTATCCATAGCATCGACCATAATATCAAGGCAGACGAAAGGATCTGCAAAGCCGTAGTCGAATGCTAGATAGTTACGGTATGCAGGGTTGTACTCAAACTCTTCAACATGAACCTTCGGATTGAACTCAGTGTAGATTTTACCCTCGTAGGCTGTAAACTCAGCAGCATACTCCTGTAGCCAAGTAATCTCAGGCGTTGTTCTCTTCAATCTAACAATCTCAGGATTCTCTAGACCACCTGGATACATTGCTGCGTTAGACCATGTTGGTAGACGCCAACTCTCATATTCGGGAAAGTCTGGAAGTTGTCCCATCATCCATAGACCCTGATACCAGTTATAGCCACGCGGGGTACTAGGAAAGATTGCCCAACCTAGTTTATCTGTTAGAGCAGGCTCTACGTACATCTGCCACGTATCTACATCGTGTGAAGCAGCCTCAGCCATTACTACACCGTCTAGACCTTCACCGATTAGACCGTCTTTGCGATCAGCAGACTTGACTTCGCAAATTGTGCCCCAGGGCATTTCAATACGCATATCGCCCTGCTTGACGTTATAGGTCTTTTTGATCTTGTTTCCTAGACCTAGCTTCTGCACCAAGTTGCGATAAAGGATGCGGAACTCCTTTTCGCCAAGACTGTAGTTAGGGCCGACGATCCAGTAGATTGAATCTGGCAACTCAATATCAAGCATTGCTGTAGTTAGTTCATTGCCGCCGAAGGTGGTTTTACCCCAACGGCGTCCGCAACAGGGGATCTTGAATCTAGCTGGGGAAAGATGACATGCTAACTGTTCTGGGCTATGAGGAGTATAGCCCATTTCCGAGAACAGTCGTAATTTGCGTTCAGGCTCCACTGAGTACACCCTTTATTAGCCAGCCATGCCAACCACTAGGCATAACTAGTGATGGAGAACAGGTAATGCTACCATCTTCGTGAATCTCTATGGTATGAGCAGCAGGCTTCTCTGTTGTAGTACGGCCCAATGCGCCAATTCCACCTGTGGGATCAATAATGTGCCATTCTCCTTCACCTGTGAAGTTGTCCGGCCACATTGATTTATCCTTATAGGGAATATAGGCGTACTCACCCGGTTTTCTGGGGCGAGTACCATCAGGAAGCCTTGTAGCTTCTATGGTGCTTCTACCTCAAATTCAAATGGACCGAGAACTGGAAGCTCGGGTGCAGATGTAAATCTAACGAAGAGCCTGTATGTACCTGCTGCCCATGGCCCTACCGAGGTATCTACTAGGCAATAGAGCTTCATTAGGTCGATATTGGTAACTGCTGCCCAGGCCAACTTATCTCCATCATCAGGATCAGGGTTCAGCACCTTGAATTGTGGGGTAGTTGGCGCAAGGTTGTTAACTGCGTCTAGCTCATCATCTACATCAACTACGATGTATTCTTTCGTTCCTTGTGGGAGTACAATAGCCATGATCTTACTTCCTTCCTAGTGTTCCGGCCCATCTACGAATAGCTGATCCCGACCAAAGCCTTGTTCCAAGGGTAGCATCCCATCTTCTAACCACCAGCATGGCAAACCATCTATTCGTAGCACCTCCGCTCCATCGTCTAACCTGTAGTGCGCCACCCCATCTACGTGAGACAGTAGCCGTAAGCAGTGAATCAAAGAAAACAAGCCGTTCAAGGGTGGTGAGTGGCGTAAGTTTGAGATATACTGTTTCTGCATCTGTGTTTGAGAATTGGCCCGAGGGTGTTAAAGTAACGTAGACGGTTCCAATATCAAGTGGAGTAAAGCTATCAGACCCGGACGGCGTAAAGCGTAGCGGTACTGTCGAACTATCAACAAATACCGCGCTTTCACTAGTACTCGGTGTTAGGTTGAGTTTGACCGAAACCGCGTCCTGAGCTTCAAAAACCTCCACAGGGGATGGAGCTAGCGAAAGTCTTACCGTTCCTGTATCTGATTGCGTACCGAAGTATTCGTCAACTCCCGAAGGAGTTAGCGTTAGTCGAACTGTAGCAGCATCGACAAACTGTGCAGTATCGACACCCGATGGTGTCAGTTTTAGGAGAACTGTATTAGAATCGGTGATTTCTCGTTGTTCAGTTGCCGAAGGTGTTAGCTTTAGGGGAACTGTACCACTATCTGTGATTTCCCTTAGTTCTGCGGCAGATGGTGTTAATGCAAGAACTACGGTGGCGGCATCGGTATATTGTTTTTGAGTTGTTTCAGTAGCATTCGGCGTAAGTGCCAGCGTAACAGTATTGCTATCAGTGATCTCTCTTTGTTCTGTTCCCGAAGGCGTAAGAGTAAGGGGTACAGTTGCAAGATCAACCTTATCAGAAACATCTGTTGAGAAAGGCGTTAGCTTGAGGATTACTGTATTACTGTCAACATAGTCAACAGAGGTAGCAATCTTCTCGACCCAAATCTTATCGACATAGACTACTGCGGGGTCTGGATTGGTGGCTTCTGAAACTAGGTTGATCTGTAAAACGCCTGGGCCACCTACCAGTGTATCTGTAAATTCTGCATCCCACGTAGAAGGCTCTGCACTACCATCGTCCCATCTTCTAACCTTGATTGCACTACCTTGGAATCTAAAGCGAACCCACCGCTTATTGGTATCTACGGGCGGGTTAGTGTCTACGAAGCCTACTAGAGTAACTGCGCCGTTCAGTAGGTTAACGACTACCTGGTTTTTACCGCTACCGGGTGAATCCGAGAAGTTAGAGACGTAATGTGTGTAACCGTCATCGGCCCAACGTTCATCTGCTCCACCACCTGCTGCCCAATCACCTGATGCTCTACCCCAAACTTGTAGTTCTGCTCCGAATGAGCTACCAGTACCACTAGTGACGATATTTTCCCACTGATAGGAAAATACGATATCAGCATCGGTATGCGTAGAGGCCGCTGCAATACCACCAGCTTCATTCGGAAAACCTGCCGCAATTGACAGTTTGCCTCGTCCGTTGACTACTGATAGGCCGTTTGGCCCTGTGCCTCTAGTGCTGGTTGTCCACAAACTCCAATCGTTTGACGAAAAGTCGTCAATGAAGATGTAGATGCCCTCAACTTCTGTAACGGGCGTTAGTTTGAGATAGACCGTTCCACTGTCAATTGGCTCAAAGACCTCTGTACTGCTCGGAGTCAGTTTAAGTGCTACAGTTCCAGCATCTTGAGTAGGCCCGCTCTGTGTATCAGTACCGCTAGGCGTTAGAGTGAGTGTTACCGTAGAAGAGTCTACAAGATCGGCTTGTTCAGTACTGCTCGGAGTTAATGCAAGCCTGACAGTATTACTATCAGTATAGATAGTGCCCGAAGCGTTGCCGAGAACAAGATAATGGTACTCTCTTGCAACAGTATCAATGTCGTTCCAAGACAAACGGAAGTTATTGCCTGTAAATACACCGTCAGCTTCGGATTGTAGAGCAGCACTAGGGCCGTAGTTACGATTTACCTTAGCCGTTGTCTGCTGGCTATTGGAATCCATCGTACCTAGGGCATCATCTTCTGTGAATCCAGCCCAAGCTTCTTGTGTACCATCGTAGGCACCAACGCCAATACTTACAAGATCGGCGTCAGTTGTTCTAATGGTAGTTTGGGCTACAAGGTTCCAGCCAAAGAGCATAGCACCCTTTGGTGCAAAACCTACGTTGTTGTCTTGAACAACAGGTAGACCGCCGGTAATAGGAGCAACGTTTGCACCTTCGGCTACTTGAAAATTGCCCTTTAGGGCAAGATAGCCCATAATATCAGGAAAAGCTGGAGTAGCATCGTAAGTTAGCTGGAAGCCGTCAGTAGGCCAAGAAGCTGGTGCAGACAGTTTACAAATTGCTTCATATGATGCACCACCTACAGCGATCATCTGGAAGCATCTATCAGCTCTCTGTCCTGCTGCAACAATAGAAGCTGTATTGCCGTCTGTTTGTGAAAATGCAATACTTCTACCGTCTAGCCCCTTCTTGCCCCAACCAAACGATATCATAGCATTGCCTAGTGCAGATCCATCAGTATTACCATGACCTAAGAAGAAAATAAGATCAGGCTGCCCAAATCCAGCAGCAACTGTTTCGTCCTGAGTACTTCCTGCGGTGGTAATTGTTAACTGATCTACGTTGGCATCAGTAATGTCATCGCCACCGAGAATTAACAAGAACACGCGAATGGACGCGGTGGTGTGCAGGTTTGCCCAATTGATAACAACCTGAGAGGTTGCTCCTGTTTGCATTGAAACAAGATCAATCTCAAGATCAATTGTTGCGTTGTCCGTAGTCGGAATGGGCAGCTTTAGGAGTGCATCTGCTCCTCCGCCTCTAGAGTTTGCAGCCGAAGTAGCAGCATCTACCCCATGTACGTATGCATGTCTTTGTTGAACAGCGCCACCACGGTAAGTAGCGAATCCCATACCGTAGTTCATGTGCGCAATGCTACCGTCGGCAGTTAGTGGTGCAACCCACGCGATAACTGCTTTTGGATCAAAGTCTGCGGGCAGGCTAATAGTTTGGTTGCCAGTAGCACCCGGCTGAGTAAGAACTTCGACCCGAGAGTTAAACGCCAAGTTTAGCTTTTACTTTAGTCGGAGTATTGTATTGAACAATACGAAATTCTGACAACATCAGTACGTCATTAATTAAATTGGCGCGAGCAATCTTAGCTGTAACTGATCCCGCAACTGTTGCTAGGAGCGCATTAACCTCAGCAATTTCACCGGCATCTAAAGGCGCACCTGACACCAATGTAATTCCGGCTTGTGCTTCTGCGCCAGTTAAACTACCACGCGCAAACTCAGCTAGTAGACTAGAGAATGCATGAATGGGAATTCTAAATTCTGCGAGAGTTCCATCGTCTGCATAACCTACTAGACGATCGTACAAGGCCATTGTTGCTCCAATGAAAAGCCCCGTCCCTTAGCCGGCATTAAGTCAACTTCGGGACGGGGCATTTGTGGGTAAGATCGTTAACCCGCTTTTAGAGTTACAGTAACTTTCTCCGTGTCGTTAAGTGCAAAGGTTCTAGTAGCAGCAGTGTCTCCTGCCATGTATGGGTTTCCTGCGTTAAGTGTAGAACCGTCTGCAAGTACCCACGAATCTGCACCGTTAGGAGAAGGCGCACCGGAGAATGCTCCGAACGTAACTTGGTCGGCAGTTGTGCTCTGACCGCCAGTTGCGAAAGTAGAGTCAAACGTACTGGTGCCCCAGTCAATGCCTGCCTGGTTGATCGACTTCGCAATTGTTTGTCGAGCGTAACCAGCAGCGGTTGTTGCACCAATCTCGTTGATGTTCGTACCCGAGACTGATGCACTGAACACCGAGTTTCTAGCATAGTCTGTACCGCCGCCTGAACCTACGTTATTGGCTGCTAGTGCCAAACGCCAATCTGTTGGAGGCACAATAGAGCCAGAAGCCCCCATTACGTAGTCTGTGACTAGCTGTGAAAGTCGCTGGAAAGCAATAACAGCCATTTACGCCGCCGCCTTCTCAATATCGTCTAGCGAGAATTCCTTGACTTCCTTCATCTTGTAATTTGAATCGTGGGCGCTAGTTCTTGGCACCATACTACTACGTGCGCGAGCGGCAATCTCAGGGAAACGGTCAAGTGCTACAACACCATCTTCTGCGAATTCGTCCAACAGTGCTGAAAGTTCTTCCTTTGCAACTTCTGTAGATAGCGTCTCAGGCATGTCCCCAGGGTCCTTATCGTACTTTAGCACCTTAACTGCTCGAAGTGCTGGCTGACCAGCAGGGCCACCGGGCTGACCGTTCTTTGCTCGTTCGTGCTGTCCACTTACTGCTAGCAGCATTTCTTCGTCACTATCGTAGTTCGCTAAACTGTGCTCACCTGTTTCCCAGATGATTTCGTACGTTGGCATTTAACCCTCCGCGTCGTTTTGTGGCACTGCTGAACTGCTATTTAGGGCGTGTTCAATCTCATCGTCCAGTACTAGCCCCTTTACGTCGATTACTCCAAATGCCGCTAGTTTGTGTTGAGCCTCAGGCGTTAAGTGCCTACCACTAAGAGCTAAAAGGCGATGTTCAGTGCTAGAGTGTAACTTAGCGTGTTTTTGCGACCATCTTTTACGTTCGCCTAATGCAAACAAGGCAACGTTCTCTAGTCTGTGTGAAAAGTCTGCTGGTTGCTGCTGGTAGACTTTGATGGGAGAGCGGTCGGCTTCATGTTGAAAAACTGCACCACAGATGCCGCAGTATGTAAATGGCTTGTTGGAATCGAATAGTAGACCCTCTAGGGACTGTAAGCCAACTGCGGCACCTGTGAGAACTAAATCACTCACTGTTGTCGCTATGCATCTTAGCGAGTAGAGTTTCTAGAGGATCGCCAACGAGTCCTGTACCCTCTTTGCCGATTGCGCGTTCAATGATGAACTTAGCAGCGCCCATTTGCACCTGTTCAGAACGAGCGTGTTGGGCAAGATGTAGCATACTAGCTACTGCTTTAGGAACACCCTGAGTTAAGAGTTCCCGCGTCTTGTCTCTAATCTGCGTTGGCGTAAGTTCACCCTTTTCGTAAGCTACGCCAGTTTCCCATTCCTGTTCTAGAGCCTGCTGATACTTCGCATACTCCTCACGTAGTCTCGCCTCTACAGCTTCTTTGTCAGGAGAGTCCGGAACAGGAGAATACGAGAATGCCTCGGATAGCTTGTCGTTATTGTCTAGTGGGTCTTTGTTAGTTTCATCCATGCGAGAGAGGGTACAGGCACGTATGGCGCGTTGCCAGACCTGACAACACCAATTAACAAATTGGAGGTACTGGGTGACTGTCACCACAAAATCAAGCTAGACAGAGTAAAGTACCTAGTGCAAGGAAGTTGAAAGGGCCTCAGCGCCACATAGCTCAGACAAGGAGCGTACACCATGGAGCACAAGCTTTACGAGCGCAACGCAGAGACGCGCACGCAGCGCAAGGAGCGCATCGAACGCGCTAGGATGCAGACAGTACAGGCTCTCTCGCCTAAGCCGATCATTGCCCCGCCCGCAGGGTTGCGATGGAAGGGCATCGTAGATGGCACTGAGGTTAGAGTGTCACCACGCTGGAAGCCGTCTAAGCAGCACAGACAGCATACGCGCAGAGTTGGACTAGAGCGCAAGCGCGCAATGGTGTACGTTGCGGCCAAGCGCGACGATAGAGCACTAATGGCACAGATGGGCAGCATCCACGGCAACACGCAGTAGATAGGTAGAGGGTAGGGCTTGACAACAACACGGTCAAGCCCTACACTGTACCTAGCAGCACAGTACAGGCTATACGCCACATAGGAGGGAAGGGAATGCATAACTACGGTTTCCCCGTCATTCTCAGTAAGACCATCCACTACACTCGCAAGGGTATCCCCTTCCTAGTAGTTGTCAGGAAGGGGTAACTACCCTCAACTAACCCCTAGTCGCTAACTGTGGCATACTGCACACATAGAGCGCAGCGAGACTAGACCATAGGCTTACTTGGATTAGGGGTTATTTGAGGGTACACCACCACAGGAGGATCAAGTGAAACAGCGCGTAGCTACCGGCGCAGTTGCTCTTTCTTTTGTGCTCGCAATGGGCACAGTTGGAGCAATCGAGCGGCAGGGAGAGCTAGAGCAGGAAAGGCAACAGGCCAAAAGAGAGCAAAGCGCAGCAAAGTGGAGGATCGAAGAGGATAGCCCACTGTGGAACTGTGTAACAATGGGCAATCATCGCTGCGGGCCGATTGTCCCCTAATAAAGTTCAAAAAGCGAACACAGGTTTTCTACCACACGCTCTCTATACCGCACTATGTATTACTAGGGGACATTTTGGGTGAAATCCCTGCAAATCCCCGGTATTTGGACTATATCCTAGTAATACATAGTGCGATATATGGTGTAGCAAAGTGATCCAAGTGTGTAGCATTGAGTATTACTAGGATAGTTGGTAAAACCGCTAGTTTGCCGTTTGCCAAAGTTTGTTTTACCGGAGGGAGCGCGAATAGATGGATTTGCAGAGATATCTACAACACATGGAGGAACGTACAGAGCTAAATCCGATAGAAGAACTGGTTGCAATGTTCCAGAGAGAGCATTCGGGATCAGGAATGCGAACGCACCTAGAGTTGCTGGGCGCAATTACTGATCCCTATGAATGTTTCTGTAGGCTCAAGAAATATGGGTTGGACACTTTTGATCCCACGAAAATGCCTCTTACCTGGAAAGGGTGTGGTAATTGTAGATGACATTTGCCGACTATCTAAGAGAAGTCACGAAACAAAAAGTAGCCCATACCGATTGGCGAATGGGTCAGACATATTTCAACGTGCTTCACGCTCACCGCCCGACAATCGCTAACAACATGCCAAAGACATTAGACCCCTTTTACGATGACGCTCTAGTGCCTTACTTTCTAGAGTACGTGGAGGCGATGTGGTAAAATGAAGCTCTACAACTTTACTATTCGTCTAATGGATACAGGATTACCGTATCCTGATTTGGAATCAGCACGAAAAGATGCTGATGAATGGGCGCATAGTATTGCCGATTCAGAAAACTGCATGGTAGTTGACGTGGAAGTAATGGAACAAGAGGAATAAATCATGAACGGCATCGGACTCTTGTTCCGTGAAATCAAGCTCTATCTAGAGTTCATCGAAATTCTTAGACGGGGGTAAACAATTGCAGGGTCTATTTCTAGAGAACCATATCAGACCACGCTCTAAGAAAGAAGTAAAGGAACACGTACCCAACATCATTCTAGAAGCAACATCAATGTTGGATAACGAGTACGATGGGCCACTTGACACTGCGCCAGATGGATGCTACACTTTCGTTGGCCCATGTCCCTTCACCAATCGCAAGTTCTACGGTAAGATCGTAAAGCGCAACGGAAAGGTGGTGGTCGAGTAATTGAGACACTAGCCGAATACAGAGCGCGTACAGCCCTAAGAAGTTCATTCGCAGAAAGTCCACAATTGCTAGAAGAAGTAAGATGGTGCAATCAACTAAAGGAGCGCAAGATGTTCACAGTAGTCGATGAGACTACCGCAAAGGAAATTGAGGCATCTGCCCGAGTTCGTGGTGCAGTTGACGCTTTCCTCAAGAACCTCGGCGAGTTTTACGATACGTGGAGCAAGGATAACGAGGGAACTTTCCTCATCCAGCTCAACGGCGTCGATGGTTCCCCGTTCGAGGGTAAAAAGACGGATAGCCTCTATACCTCAATCGGCAGTCGAATCAATAAGTTGGAGTTGAAGCAGGTTTGGCGTCTGATTCGCAAGGACGACAACCTCTACATCGTCCATCTGTAAAGCACAGAAATGTCGCCCCCGGCATTATGGCGGCATAGATAAGGGAGAGCGTACAATAACAGGGCAAAGGCTCTCCCTACAAAACCCAACCCTGAATCAAAGTAGGGTTGGTGAAGGGTATTGAGCGGGTAGGGCGGGATAAAAGCGGAGGTCCTCTAGGTTCGATTCCTAGTATCTCGTGCCAATGATCCGAAACGGACGTTCTCAATACCCTTCACTAACCCTACTGAGAAAGGAAAGCAATGGCAACAATCATTGACTATGCAGCAAAAGATTCTGAGAACAGAGCCAGAATCAGGATCGTAGAGCAAGATGGAACAAAGCCCGCCGTACTGTCCATCGGAGTAAACGAGAATGGAATCAACATCATTCTTTTGGATAGTAGTGATCCTAGTCAGGCTCGTCCAGTTAGGTTTACATGTCGCAATAGTGAATTGAGGTTGCAGTAATGCAGATTGAGCTTTCAGAGGAACTAGGCGATTTGGTTTATATCACTGCCGCAGTTGGTAGAGTTTCCAATCCATTGAACGTAGAGCTTTACGAGAAGCTTTACAACACTTGCACCATCGGCGAAAAGCATCAAGTCGAGGAGCTAATGAAGAAGTTGGAGTACTCATAATGGAGTCAATCTCACATGTTGGATTCAAAGTTGGAGATAAGGTAAAGGTTTTCGCAGAGCGCGAGAATAGCCTCATCGGAACAATCGAGGGCTTTTACATCCACCCATACGGCAACATCAGCGCAGTAGTGAACATTCCCTACAAACAGGGAGAAGATCACTACATGGGCGATGCCGCATTCAGAGAGAAGTACGGAGAGTACACAATCTCCTCAGTGCTTGTAAACGTCGGGAACATGGCAAAGGTTGACTAAATGGAACTTTACGAGGTACATACAATCCATCCAACCAAGGATAGTGTCCGAGAAACTGATATCCGCGAAGCTGTACGAAAGTTTCTCAACGATGGTACGAATAAATGGGCACTTCGTATCAACATTGAGGGTGTCGTCTTTCACATTGAACCGGATATGAGCGTAATCATCAGATGTTCAAAGTAGTCAGCGATAGTAGTCCAATTCTTGCGGAGCTTGAACGTGCCGCAGAAGTTAGCAAACTGGCGAGACAACTCATGGACGAACACGGTCTGCATGATTGGACCTTCCAGCTCTCCAAAACACTAAACGCTTTCGGATACTGTTGGTACATTAAGCAGCTAATCGAAATCTCGGAGCACTTTGTACTCTCCGACATGGAGAAGATCCGAGACACCATTCTGCACGAAATCGCACATGCTCTAGCATATAAAGAGTATGGCAGTGCGGGCAAAGGCCACGGCTTCTACTGGAAGCACGTCTGCCGTAGAATTGGCGCTGATCCCGAAAGATGTTGGAGCGACGACGATCCAGGAATAGTAATGAGTAAGCCCTACCAATGGAAACTAAGCTGCCCCACCTGTGGTCGCTTTTGGCTACGTCATAGGCTGCGCGAAAGAACAGCTAGGGGCAGATGCCCGGATTGCAAAACAACGGTAGTAGTCGAAGAAGGGAGCTTTGAAAGATGAGCGCAGACAACGGTTACGTCGTTAGCCGTATCAACGAGAAAAACGACGGTGAAGATGTGTGGGGGGTTTTCCACTACTATGCTAGTTCAGAGGATGAGATTCCAAAGACGCTAGATAGGGCAGAAATGGCATATACCAATCCTGTCATTGCTTTCATCGAAGCTGTTAGAGCAGACAGAAAAGAGACGTATCCCTCAGAGTACGGAGTTCACGCAACCGATGAGTGCTTGCGGGATATGGAACGCTCAGTCTTGAAGCGCGGGCACCATCCAGTAAGGAAGGTGAAGTAATGGCTAAACGCAAAGAACCACTGTTCCATAGAGCGCACTACAACGCTATTGCTAAAGAAATCAGAGAGCCTCTCAAAATCGAGATGGATTTCTATACGCCAGAATTTGAGTCTATGCGGAAAGAGCGGAAAGCAAGATACTATGCTGTTGCAGCACTAGTCAATCTTGCACTTAGCTTCGCTAAAAGATTCAAGGAAGATAATCCGAAGTTTGATCCACTAAAGTTTCTAGATGCGTGTTCACCTGATCCCGACATTTACCCCATCAGCGAATTGTGGGAGGACTAATGGGCATTATGATTGACACACCAGAAGGTATTGAAGCTGTTCGCCTCCTCTCAATCAAGGGAAGATTGAAGCTAGAGCTAATGGGACTAAGATTTAAGGGCGGTAGCACATTTGCCCACGTCAAGCGTGAGTTTGGATTTAAGGGAAGTAGGCAGAAAGTATACGATCAGTACATCGCCATGCTAAAGGAAAGAGGAATCCTTCCTAATGACTAGGCCAGACATCTACGCAGACAATATGGAGCCGAAAGTACAGCGGGGCGACATCATCGTAAGAATTGATGTTCCCGTTGATCCTATGGCGGTTACTTCTAAGGGAACGGGATGGGCAATTCTCCACATCGAGCGCGAATCGGAGTATATCTCAAGTTTCGATTGGTACTGGTTTGGTGAGCGTTCATCACATAGTTACAACAGTGAGAACTGGCATCTATTGACGACTCGTAAAGAAGTTGTAGAATGGCTCCATGAATGGGAGTTGATCGAGACAAGGCCAATCGGCCCAGAAGATGCAGAATACTTCGCTACCGACAAGCTAATGGAGTTGGTGAAGCGTGACTAGAGCAGAAGCTAGACTACAACTAGACAAGATCATTGATCGTGAACTAGACATTGATGGTCAAGAGAACGAGCTTTATACCATTCAAGACTACAAAGGTACACTGACCTTGATTTGGAATTCACCTTTGATCCCTAATACGGAGCTAGAGTATGAAGATGTTTTTTAGACAAATGTTCTCGTTTCGGGGTATCACCATGATTACCGTAGGAGCGTACTGGACGCACATCTTTGTAGATCATGTTTAGGGAAATTAAGGAATCTACCTTACCGGAGTGGCGCAAGAATCAGATCCGCGCACTTTGGCGTACCCGAGGCGACAGTTTTTCAAGAGCGCAGCTAAGAGAGATTCTCAAAATCGAGCAAAGAAAGCGAGCAATGAATGTTGACGCTTGAAGAGGCCAAGAATCTAAAGCCCGGTGATATTCTTCTAACCAGCGATAACAAACGCTGGAAGGTTAGCGGGCAGGTCCACACTTGGAAGCGTGACCCTAGTAGGGTACGTGTTCCAATTAAGCATGGACTGTACTCATACGACTACGTTACAGAGAACAACCTTGAACTTCTAACCAAGGAGGCTTAGATGAGAGTAACGACGGGGGTGCTACAGCGCAAGGTTAGTTACCTCAATCGTATCTCCGGCCGCAATTTTTACGTTCAGGGCCAAGGCATGGGTAGGGGTACTGGCTATAGATTGTGGGAGATAAATACGGACAGCAGCGAGACACCATTGAACGGCTTGCTGCTAGAGGCAAGAGAAATGTACCAGTACCTCGATGGCATGATTGCTTGTCTAGAGTACAATTACACAAGAGTGGAGGTTTAACATGCACTACAACGTTACCGCAACTTTTCGTGAAGGGCCGACCATTCTCGATGAGGATGCAAAGGTCGTTACTCTCCGCCGCTACTGTTCTAGTGATAGTCAGCGCGATAAGGTGGTTCAGGCAATGAACACGCTTGGCCCGCTTAGTCTCAATGTTGAAACTTTGGCCGACTAATGGCTAGTCACAGATATCATCCGAGAACAATGGAGGATACGGAAACGATCCTCTTTGATGATTGCGAGGGCTGTGCGCGTCACGCAACCAACCTCGGTCTTACGCTTGATGAAGGTTGGTGGCAGAATATGTGGGGTAGGATGCTCAGTGTTGAAATCCATTTTGGAGGCATTGACCACTATCGCTCAAATAACGAAGCAAAGCTAGGAAACCAGATGTACCAAATGTACGTCGCTTTGGAGCGTTACACTCAAATCGACCCCAAGAATGTTTTCGGACCTTGGAGGCTTTAATGGTAATTCAGGAAGATTATGTATGTGACCATTTTAGCTTTATTGCTACGTACTCGGATAGACGCTTTCGCTATGGCGATGTAAGAGTCTTGCTCACATACTTTGAACGGCACCGAGAGATGACATTAGAAGATTATCGCGGTGTGCTCAAAGCGATGACAGACTTGATGAAAAGAATTGAGGATCTTTGATGCTTTACTCAGACAAAGACGATAACGTAACTCCTGAGTACGAAGGTAGGATTGCAGTTGACGAAGTAGCAATGGCATGGGAAGAGTTCCCCGAGCTTTATTGCATCCACGGAAGTTACAGAGGAATCGAGTGTCTAGAGTGTAATCCTGACCCTGTGGTGCCTTACTTTCACAGGAACCGCGATTTTGGAGACGAGACAGCATATGGAGAGTAAGTTCAGAAATCCCCTTTACTGGCACTTCTGGTTTAATATCGCAATAGTGTGGCTTAGTGGATTTGCGCTAGGAATTATGGTAGCACAATGACAGTTGAAAGAGTCCCGTTCCGGCTATTCCAGATGCCATGCTGCGGATTCCTACTCTGTTGGATTAATCCACGAAAGCCAAGCTACTGCCCAGAATGTGGACAACCCACATTAGGGGAACTAGGACTAGCAGTGAGGCATATGGACGATAACGCAGAGTTGCACTTGACTTCCAGCTAGGTCTATGGTAAGATTTAGGGGACAATCGAAGGGAGCGCGATTTGGAAGATAGCCCGGTAACTGACACTTGGTACTGTGCTGCCCTATTTGGTGGCGGTATTCAAGTTACGGGCACTATGGAAGATGCCCAAGAAATGCTCAATAAGCTGGCTGCTTTCGTAGAAACGACGTTTAAGGAACATGGTATCAAGTTTGTGCGAAAACAGCAGAGTATTGTACGTAAGCCTACAGTTGGGGGTCCAATTGATCTTGATGAGCAACTTGACGCTGCTACATCTGAGAACGGCGTTGGAGGCTCTGACTAGCGATATCAATAGACTACCTCCATTCAGTTTTGAGCGCAAGAAACTCAAAGAGGATTACGATATCATACAGGAGATTGTAGACAAATACGATGCTAACTAAACATGTGCTACGCAAATCTTATGGACCATGGAGCGCAGGTACAGAGGTTGATCTAATGGCAGAAGCTTTCTACATTGACGATGAGCCTATTCCAACTGATCTAGTAGTTGAACGTAGGCCGCGTACCGTTATGGTACCTGTCGGCCCAAATAGCAAAGAGCGCAGAAAGACAAAGCGAGAGAAAAGAAAGGCGGCTCTACTTGGGTAAGGGAATTAGAAACCGTAAGAACCGTAAAGAGGCTCTAGCTATTAAGTCAAGCGGCGATTCTCGTCCGATTAAGTCAATTGCCAGAGCACTTCGCAGAAATCGGAACTACCATGCCAGCAATTGAACCCCGCGATCTGTTTAAGCCACTTGCACCCAATAGTGCAATTGAGAACTATCAGGCACGTAGTACAGCAGCTAAGGGTGTATTCACCGACGAAGCTAGAGATGAACTAGCAAAGGCAGTTAAGCAGGAAAAGCCCACAGTTGTCATGGACAAGTGGCTAATGTATATTGACTACCGCTCTGACCATGTTTATATCGTGGCAGATAACGGCCCCGGCTTGCCTTGTGGAACTTTCAACCGTAAGGATCTTGCAAGGAGGTTGAATAAGTAGTGCCATCTATCGTAACCAAAGCTTTTTCAATTCGGCATATCGTAGTTCGTTCTGACGATGCTGTACCTCCTGAGCGGTTTTCAGAACTTGCCACGGAAATTAATTGGTCGCATATTGAAGATGTTATCAACGATCAGTTGCCCAACGGCTACAAGGCAAAGATCGAACAGTAATGGACAATAAACTATTCGAGGTTCTAACAGAAGTTGTGAATCAAGACGAACAACTAGAGCGTGAGAATGTCGATACACTAGAGTACTGGCAAGTTCGCATGGGTCTTGAACCGGCTGATCTAGCAGATTTTGCACATTGGCGTATGCTCAAAATTAGTGCAAACGCTTTCAGGTTTGGTTGGACGGCGCAAGAAGCTCTACAGGTTGCAATAATGTCTAGTGTTATTACAGGATACGCACTAGGTACAAGAGAGGAGGTTCCGCTAACTTGAACGCACAAAGCCTATGGGCAGGAGAAGAGTACGCATTCGTAAATGCAAAGCCGCGTGGCTCTTTCGTAATGAATGCCCGAAAGGGCAGAGTTATTAGGGTTTGGAAACAGAAGGAAATGTTCAAGGAGAACAAGACCGCCTATGTTCAGCTAGAGGAACTCGATAAGGAAACTGGCGATGTTCTACGCCTTGTAGAAATCAAGGCTAGAGACGTCATTGACTTCTGGACAGACTACGAGAACGAGCGCAATGGAATTCTAAAAGAGCGCGAAGCAGAACAGGCCGCCAAACTTGCGAAGTATGAGCAGCAGAGACTAGAGCGCGAAGAAAGAGAGCGTGTCGCAAGAGAAGCAAGAGAGGCAAAAGAGCGCCAGGATCAGGTACAGCGCGAAAGACTTATCAATGGTCTAGTAGAGAAGGGTGTGCCGCGTGATCTAATTCTGTCAATTAGCCAGGATTACGTATCATTGAGCAGAACTGGTCTAGAATTGTGGTTGTCCATAAAACCCCCACAGGATGAAAACAGTCTTGATTCTCATTGAAGCCAATCGTGCGGGAGCAATGTGGCTTAGAGCAATGTTCCGGTATTACTGTCGTAAGAACAATTGCCAGATGTTCCAGCTTCACCCATCGGTGAATGTTTACTACGCCGAGGGAATTAACAGAGTTGAAGCAGAATTTCAGTACGAGCGCGCTTTCGCAAGTCTGCAAATCAGGATCATCAATGCAATTGCGAAGGGTAAGAGCAAAGATGCACGTAGAATCACTGTAGAGACTACGCGCGAATTCGTCAAAAACCTCTACGGAATTGGGGGTGTTAGTGTTCAAGGAAATTGACGCCGACCAAGAAGCTGCTATTCTGGCAGCTAGCTCAAAACGTAAGAAGGGAGGCCCGGATTACACAATCCGTACGAATACACACTGGTTTACACTTCCGCAGAATCTATCTCACAGTTGTACGGTTCCATTGCATGGTGAGAACATTCCCGAGACAGATAAAAGCGGAAATCCGTATGACACTAAGCGAAGTAGGATCACAGTAGAGATTGAGGAATACCATGTGTGTCGATGGTGCTTCATGGGATCTCTTGATCTTATGTCGAGAGAACAAAATCTGAAACCACTGGAAGAGGCTGCATAGTCTATGCCTGCTTTGACTAAGGAGACATTGCTCCGTCATTGCCAAACTCTCTATGACGGTCTTTTGCTAACCTCAGAGGATGGTGTGTGGGAAGGGAAGCTAGTTGAGCTATTCTCCGCACTTGGTATTTCTAATGCTAATTACGGAAGGGTGTGTAATACGCTTTATGAGCTAGGTTGTATGGAACAAGTGCGGCGTGGCTCTAGGGGAATCCGTACTCAGATTGTGCTCCACCGTAGACCGGAGTTGGAGGACATGGATCGTCCACTTGGTCTAGGTCAGGGCTTGACAATGCCGACGCCTTTTGATAGGCTCTCCCAGAGAGTAAACGTCATGGAGGGGAGGCTAGAAGGAATCGACTTAAAGAAATACATAGCAGCAACAGAAGCAAGGCTGCGTAAGCTAGAAGGTAAAAGTTAGGAGAGCGCATTGGCCCGTAATAGAAGTAATCAAACAAGCAATACAACACAAGGAGAGAACGGAATGTCTAGCACCATGTTCACCCCGATTGAGGACGACGCTACACTTGCAGATATTCTTGCAGGAGCGCGTGGTCGTGGCGATTACAAGCTCGTTCTCGATGCTTTCATTAAGTCGGGTTATCGGCTTGTTGAGGTTCCACTGACTGAGGGTGCTTTCGCAGAGAAGAAGCCTCAGACGGTTAAGACTGGTTTCGAAAACGCCAAGTCGGGTAAGGAGCCGCCGGAGGGTGCTGCCGAGGTTAAGGTTGTCAAGAAGGATGACAAGATTTACCTCGTTAACCAGGCTATCGGAAAGTCTGCGTAAGTAAGATAGGCCACTCAGTTAAGCTGTGGAGTTCAATCTCAAAGTGGCCTTTAGAAACACAAGGCAGGAGGTAGCAATGAAGAGGTATTGTCCATATTGCATCGACAGTGAACTGCACTACGACAATAGTGCAAAGGCTCACTACTGCCTTGATTGCGAATACGTACAACTAGATGAGCAGCAGGCAAACCCTGCGCGGACAAGGCCAGTAAGACGGCAACCACAAAGATGGGCTTCCAGACGTAGACCAACAAGTCTAGTGTAGCGGAACTATACGTAACCGAGGCATCGGGGAAACGTTACACATAGAGCAACTAACGAACTGTTCAGTCAGTAGAGAGTTGTGGTGGCTCTCTCGTTAGTTGCAGCAAAAAGCCACCCGCGTTTTAAAGAGTGGGCCGGATGGTGTGGGTTATCACTGCAAATGAATCCCATACCAACAAACATGACCACTCTCTTGACAACTAGAGTAGGTAGGAACAAAGAAGCGGTGAGTACACAATGCTCAATACCGTGACGCTCGTAAGTACCAAACCTTTAGTTAGTCGGCTCGCCGTCCTAAAGTAAGGGTAGCCTACTCTAAGGTAGCTTAGTCCCACGAATTGGTTACGTGGTGAAGTACGGATAGAGGGGTGGGTCATGGTAACGTACTATCTAATATCTGTCCCCTGAGAGTTCGATTCTCTCCTAAGCTATTGAGCTACGTCATTCAAGGTCTAGACGCCTTTCCCTTAAAAGGTGGCCTAATCCGAGCCGAATGGTATCGCCACAAACTAGATACAAGTGACGTAGCTCAGTAATACAAGGGCGTGTACTGGTTTCGACGGGTTAGTAAGGATACACAGTTCGCAGCGGTTGCTAACACCTAAATTAGCAAACCACACAAACGGCGCAGATAACAAGTGCCCCGACTTCATCCCTGATTGGGTTATGGATGAAGTCCTGGTTGCTGTCTAACCACGGAACATAATTAGGCAGATCGTAGTAAACAATGACCATCTAACAGTCATTGGTGTTGACTCTCAGGAAAGACTGAGTGGTGGAGGGTAAGCTAACCTAGTTGCCCCCGTAAGATAAGCTGCTAGAAGAAATGTGTATACCGCTAGTTCGGACGCGGGTTCGATTCCCGCCACGTCCATGAGTTACGCAATACGCTATCTCTGTGGTAGGTAATATACGTATGTCATTCGGGATACCGAGTACGACGGTTGCGTAGCTCAATAATCCGGTGGCCGCATCGGAAGATGGTAGCCTTAGTTAAGCAGTTCGCAAAATACGGTAATATAACACCATCCCCTAAGATGGAGTAGCGAGATTCGGCAACTCGCAGGCTATCATTCTAATACGTAGTTGACGGCAGGGAATCAGGTAAATCAAAGAAGAACCATCGGTGAAGTGTTGGATACGCACGATGAACCGGGTCCGTAGGGAGATTCTTAACGTATCCGTTATGCCCTTCGGCTTTGATTTACCTCCCTGCCGTGAGCTACGTTAGAAGTGCTGATACAGTGTCTAGACAGTGTAGGGGTACACTCCCTGCCTAACGTAGCTCTACAATGTGGCCTAGTGTAGCCACAGTGCCCCACAGCCGAGTTCATGGACAGAACGAACGGGTGGGGTAGAAATGGCTGTTAAGGCTATTTCCACACTAGGCCACAATTAGGGTTGACAACAAGGAGCGCATCTGCTAGGGTGCTAACCGATGGGCTAAGTCTCATCGCGCTCACCAAAGGGCGGTATTGAAGGGAGTTAGTACGGCTCTCAGTAAATACCGCCCTTTGGTTATTAGGAGGCAAGTGGCAACTAACAACAAAATGACGTCCACCGCCCGTTAGGTGTCATTTGCCTCCTAACTTTCTGTCAGCTAGGTTAGGAGCATTTTGTCAAAACGAGCTAGATATGCGCTAACAATTGTCATCATCAGTTTCGTGGCATTTTGGGTTCCGACAGCACAGGCCCATTTAGTCACTAAGCCGAAAAACGACAGCTTAAAGGCACAGCTAGCAAGTCAGACAGAAAATCTCAAACATGTTAAGTACGTCTGCAACAACGGGAAGGGCAGTACTAGAACATGGCATTGTCACGCACGTTTGTGGCTCGCAAGAGAACGTAAAGAAACTCTACGACTCTTGTATCCACCACGTCCGACGTGGGGAGCACATGCGTTTCCAGATCCTTGCCTCAGAGAAATTAGCCGCAGAGAAACAGTAGGAACGTATAGTCCCACAATTTGGAACTATCAAGGTAGCGGAGCATACGGTATTGGTCAGGCACTTCCGGCTTCTAAGATGAGGCCATGGGGTAAAGACTACATGACTAATCCGTGGACTCAGCTAAAGTGGATGATCTACTACGTGAATACTCGTTACGGTGGATCATGCGCCGCTCTAGCATTCCACAATGCGAATGGTTGGTACTAGATGACCTTATCTATAGGCCCGGACGAAAAGTTTGATTGTGAGTGGTTGTGCAGTTCAGATGCAGGTATCCATAGAAATTGCACAGTTCACAATCCAACTCGCACAAAAGAACTAGATGAATCATTTGAGAAGGATCAGGATAGGTGGATCGAAGGTTACGTTACACAAAGTACACAAGCTGTACGTAATCGGGTTCTAGCGGCAACTAATGGATCAAGAGTCTGATTTAGATTTCTGTCCTAATTGTGGGCACCACGCTAATCTTGTAGAAGAGACTGGCTGGTGCCCGCAATGTACCGTTCATCACTACCCCGACCTTAAACTTTGCACCTGTGGTGCCTTTTTCAAAAGGAACGCCCAGGCAGACAAGTGTTGGCCGTGTAGAAAGGAGGAATGGTTAGAGAAACACGCTGATGAAGTTGAAGAATATCTGTTGGCCGGCTTTTCTTTGGAAAGCGCAAAGAAGAAGGTAGCTGACGACATTAGACCAATCTGCCACAGTTGCGAAGAACCAATCAAAGGTGGCGGGCGAGACGTACTATTCTGTAACAAAAAGCCTGAGTGCATTAAAGCATCAAATTCCTATTCGGCACTTAAGGCAACGGGGCTAACTCCCGACGTGGCTCTAGACATTGCTCTAGGCAAAGCCGCCGTACTCTGTTAGCACATACAACTGAAAGGCAAGTTATGGACGATATTGGAGTAGCCTTCATTCAAGGCTATATCTCGGGTGTCGCAAGCATTCTTGTTCTTCTGGCAATTATGGTATTTGTAGGTGTACTGTAATGATGTTCAGGCCAGTAGTTGCAGAAGGCTACGAGTCAACAGAATGGCAGGAAGAGGATCTAGAAAACCATCTTGCCAGTGATGTGGACTACAGTGCAGACTGGTCAGAAATGGGATGCTACAAGACCACTTCTGGCATCTGGCTAGCCGAGCGCAGAATTGAAGCTTTCGGTAAGACTTCATTTACTCCCCGACTTCTCATTATCACGTCAAGGAATGGTAAGGGTACATACTACGATGCCATTCCAAAGACCCTAGAGCTTAAGGGTTGGCGATTCTTTGACGTTAACGTAGGTGGAGTAACTGAGCGCGTTGGTGACATTGTTATCAACAAGTGGGAAATCTCCGAGTTTGTAGACTTCGTTCAGAAGATCGAAGAGAAGTGTGTAATCCTTGCACACTATCATTGCTTCACAAATAAGAGTCCTGTGCGGCAGTGGCTACATCGTCTCACCTATTCGTACATCATCGTAGATGAGGCTCACAAGATCAAGAACAAGGATGGGCAGTGGACTCGTCATATGAAGAAGTTGTCTGCTGTTGCTGGTAGGCATGTTATGACGGGTACGGGCTTTGTCAACAGTCCAGATGAAATCTGGTCACTGCTGAATTTCCTTGATCCACAACGTTGGTCAACTTATGGTGGCTTCCGTCGCTACTTCTGCGATGAGGTAGATATGGGAGACTACAAGGAAATCATCGGTGTCGATAGAGAACATCGTGATGAGTTTCGAGCACTAGTTCGTAGTCTTGGCCCACGTAGAGAAATGCGAGAGGTTCACAAGGACATTCAAGAACCAATCGTATCTGCAAGAGAGGTTGATCTTAACCCAATTCAGCGAGCAATGTACGATCAGATTCGATTGGAGCTATACACCCTAGATCAGAAGGGTGAGCCAATCTCTAGTCCTAACGTTCTCAGTCTGCTTAATCGGCTACGCCAGATTTGTGTGGCAACGCCTGACAAGGTAGATGATTACTACGATGCCCTAAAGGATCGTAGAGTACAGGTTATCCGCCTGATCGAACCGTCAAGCAAGTTGGACGAGTTCATGGATCTGTTGAACGAATTGCGATGGGATAATGAAAAGAAGCACAAGGTAGTTGTCTTTAGTCAGTTCAAAGATCCGCTGGAATTGTTGGAGGCAAGACTAGCTGCTAAGAACGTCCCGTACATTCACATGCTAGCGAAGCACAATGATGAGCAGAGATACAAGCTGTGGCATGATGAATGGCCTAAGCCTAACCATCAGGTCTTTATGTCAACTCTCGATCTTGGTGGCGAGTCTATCAACTTGACGCCTGGACAGTACTGCGTATTCCTCGATCGTAGTTGGAGTCCTAGAGCGAATAACCAGGCTATCGGCAGAGTGTATCGTCCTGGGCAGAGTGAGGCCGCAGAGCTAATCTACATCAATGCAAGACGAACGACAGATCAGCGCATGATTGCAACTAACGAGCGCAAGACCGGATGGTTCAAAGAAATCTTTGGCGATGAGCCGGAGGATTAGAAGAATGAGAGCTATCTACAAGTATCAGCTAGAAGTTAAAGATGAGCAGAGAGTCAGGATGCACTCTAAGGCACAACTATTGCACGTTGCAGTACAGCATGGTAAGGTATGCCTGTGGACACTTGTGAATCTTGACCTACCGCTAACAGATAGGCAGATTTTCATTAGCGGTACAGGACATCCAATCCAGGCACCCTATGGCACTAAGTACGTAGGCACGTTCATGTTGCTTGAAGGCAATTTCGTAGGACACGTATTCGGATGAGTAGGGGCGAAAACGTATATGTTTCTGAATCGTCTCTAAAAACCCATCACCCTACTTTTCACCAAGGCGTAGGTTTCAATCAAATGCGCGGTATATTAATGAAATGCGATCCTCGACACTTGTGTGAATTTGATTGTATAGAACTTCCCAGGCGTCATGCGGAAAAATTCGCAACACCATGCCTAAATTGCTTTAGAGAGAGTAGAGTATGATTGATCCGCTAACTGAGCGCGAGTTACAAGTTCTGATGATGGTAGCAGATGGGTACAGCAATGATGAAATGGCAACTGAGTGCTTTCTAGCTGTCAATACAATCAAGACCCATGTGACACATGTTAAACAGAAGCTGGAAGCTAAGAACAAGGCACATGCTGTAGCTATTGCGTACCATCATGGTATTTTGACACCGATGAGGTTAGGGAATGACTGAGCATCTAGGATTCACAGGTACAAAAGCAGGCATGACAAAAGAGCAGCAAAAAACTGTTATGTGGTTGCTTAAAGAGTTTGAGCCGATAAATGTGCATCATGGCTGTTGTATTGGTGCTGATGAAGAATTCCACGATCTAGTTGAACGCTGGACTACAATCGTAAGACATCTTCATCCTCCGACAAAGCACGATTTTCGGATGAAGATTGAGCTAACAAGCCAAGATATTCTTTATCCAACGCGGCCTTATCTTGCTCGCAACAAAGACATCGTAGATGCCTGTACTATCCTTATTGCTACACCTGCCCAGAACAGTGAGATTCAACGCTCAGGTACATGGGCAACAGTACGTTATGCAAAATCCAAGTATGATCGTTCCCGTATCGTGATTGTGAGGCCAGATGGAACCCACTACGAAGCCTAACGATGTTGGAAAATGTGCATTGTGTAATCTTGTATTCGTCGGTGTGCAAAAGAACTTCTACGAAACTCCGCTTGGCTTGATCTGCAAAGACACCACAGGTTGTAAGAGACGCCGTGGACTCTTGGCGTAGTAATCTAGAGCGCGAGATTGCTGAGTTAAATAGCGAGATTGAAACTGTCGTTCAGCATCTAAAGAATCTTCGTGATCGGCGTAATAAGAAACAGAAAGAACTTTACGACGGTCGCACAGGAGAAGTACGTAGCGGCGATAGTTTAATTGTACTCACCAGCGATCTTAGGAAGCACGTCAAGAATTGGTGTGAGTTGTACGATAGGCAACATGGCATAGGTGGTCAATCCATGTTGGCCGAAAAAGCTAAGGTATCGAGTAGGCTGATTCGCGCAATCTTAAATCCGTATAGCAGTTATGGTGGAACACAGGAAAAGAGGTTTGTGACACTGCAAACAGCAGACAGACTTCTACAGGCTATGAATCTCACGTACCTAATTTCCGACCTGGACGTTTTTCCAAATACGAGGGAAGGCCGGAAAATCCCAGAGCCACCATTCCAGCACTATGCAGAAGAATAGCATAGGGGCTTGACAGCAGGTAGAAAACCTGCTAGGCTGCCCGTTCACCCTCTCGTACTCCCCATAAAGTCCAAAGCGACACTATGGGCAGGAGGCACAAATTGACGCACAACGCACGTAGGGCAGGGTAGCCATGAGTACCCCAACCCTGCCCAAAGCCGATATCCCGACCAAATGGGATGTTATCCCAATCCACGCATCCGACGTCGCCAGTTTCAAGCGGTGTCGTAGATATTGGGATTGGTCAAGTCCTGCACGAACTAACCTTCGTCGGCGCGTAGACATCAATGGTGTCAGTATGCCGCTATGGTTCGGTACAGGTATTCATTACGCATTGGAGAGCTACTACCACCCAATTCTTCCACTTGACCCTGTGGAGGCTTTTCGCACATGGTATGAGTATCAGTGGAACGGTGGCATCGTTACAGAAGAATGGCTAGAGCGCAGTTACGACAACGATCCTATCCCTGTAGACGAAAATGGTAAGCCGTACCCAGATGGTGTGTATGGCAATACGTGGCGTGTTCGCGGTTTAAGAGACATTCATCCTGATCCCGTACATGAGGAATTTGAGCAGCATCTAGACCTTGGCATCGGGATGATGACCTTCTATAAGGACTACGCAGAACGCAACGATCATTTCGTAGTTGTAGCTGCTGAATCTAAGTTCAGTGTTCCGCTAGGCTTTGAGGCTATTGACCATAGGACAGATAGTCCAAACTATGGCAAGAAGCTAGAAGTCCATGCTAGAGGTACTAGAGACGCTATCCTCTACAATCCAGATACGGAACGATTCGGTCTTATGGATCACAAGACCGCCTCTGTCATTGGTGACGATTACTTCACTAAGCTGGAAATGGATGAACAGGTGCTAACGTACTTCTGGGCATCGCAGTACGAAGCTGAGGTATACGATCTTCCTTACACTAGGATTGATCGTGTGATCTACAACGTACTGCGGAAGGTTTATCCCAAACCCCCCACAGTCTTGAAGGATGGTCTAATGCCATCGTTGAATAGACAGGAGGAAAGCACCACAGCGGAAATGTTTGCTGCCTATATTGACGAGGCGGGCATCCGTGAGATTTTCGACAGTAATGCAAAGATGCAGAGCTACTACAACTGGCTGGTGCAAATGGGTGACAACAACTTCATCCAGCGCAAGTCAGTTACTTACAATCAGGCACAGGTAGCAGCTAGTCGAATGCACTACACGATGGTTGCTCAGGAAATGCTTGATCCCAACTTGAAGATTTATCCAACACCGTCAGGTAACTACACTTGTACACGTTGTCAGTTTAGAGCGCCTTGTCTAGCAGCCGATGATGGTTCAGACTTCGTCTACATGTTGGCCGACGGCTACGAAACGAACAGAGGGAGATAAGCATGGCAGATACAACAGAACAAGAATTGCGGAACAAGACTGTCGAAGTTGATGTTATGCGTATTCTTGAGATTAATCGGTACAGCAACGGTAAGGGTGGCGAGATTGATCTTTGTAATAAGGAGGGTTCTCTACTTGCCATTCGACAGTATGAGAAAGGTTCTCCCGTAGAGAAAGTTGTCGAACTACTGGTACAGTTGCTCGTAACTGGTGTCTACGTCAATGACAACTGAACAGATGCACCATGTAATCAGATATGCCGAGGAAGAGAATATTCAGGTACAAATTACGCGGGGCAGGAACGGAATTTGGACAGCAGATTTTAGCAATGACATTCACGCCAGAGTATGTTGCGAAGGAATGAATGATGAAGGTCTGAACGTAGTGCTAGTAAAGCAAGATCCATTGCGCTTGCTGAGAATCGCATGAATACCGAGGTTTTTGAAATCATCCAAGAGGGCTTTCGGTTACAGCACAAGGCACTAGAGGCCATTGTTGAGGAAATGCGCGCAGATACTCCATCTTACCTTGTTGAAGCAGAGCGCATGAACACCGATAAGAGAATGGACGATCTTAGAGAATGGGCTGAGGGAAGCCCTGATGAGTGAACTATTCAGAGTAGTAGATGAGGAACAACTTGGCACAATCATTGCAGACGGTCCCAACTGGCTACCTGCACCTGAGCAATTCGGTCCTTTGCGGTGGTATGACAAAGTATTCCGCTGTGCGTCTAGAGGGTGCAGTAGTCCGACTTACTGCAAACTGTCAGGAGTACCGTACTGTTTCATGCACTGCTTGAAGAAGATGAATGAACTGCTTTTGAACCTAGGAGTAGAACGATGAATGAACAGCAGAACCCAGATGGAAGTTGGTCAGAGGCTATTCCAATGCCTGAGCCTAAGATTTGGAAGCTATGGCGTTTTCTGAGGTTGATGAAATGATTGTTGCACTAACAGCTAAAGAGTTTGAGAATATGTGGTGGCAAATCATTTTCGGGCTAGTAATTCTCGTTGCAGCATGGAAGTGGCTATGAAATATCACGGAGCGCGTGAAGGCTACGATCCACAAGATTTGGACAAACGCAGGCAACTGACTAGTACTGCTGAACCTTCTAGTTGGCCCTTTCAGTTCAGACCTGTCGAGATTGAAGCAGAGAGACAGCGTACGGATAGTGAACGAGCATTCAAGAAGCGTTCTCTACATAAAAGAAGGAAACATGGTAGACCCGCTTAGTAATATCGAAGAGAAGCAAGATCAAATCGACATCGGTACGCTGTACTACCGAGTTTATCTCGGAGCTAGAGAAGCAGGTGGTACTCGTCTTGATGCAGTTCTAGTTATTATGGGACTTTTTCTTGCCGTACTTCGTAATACACAACTCGATACAGAAGGGGGTGAGGACGAATCCCAACAGTCACAGTAGAAGAACTCCGTAGGACGTTGAACGTAGAACCACCGGAGAAATCAATCAGGTGGATCAACTTGCTAGTCTACGGAGAACCGGGTGTTGGTAAAACACGCTTTGCAGGTACAGCGTTGGAGCATGAGGCTCTAAAGCCTGTACTCTATCTTGACGTAGACGGCGGCATCGTTACACTACGCAAGAACAAAGACCTAGATGTGCGTCAGGTTAGGTCGATGGGCGAAGCGCGAGAGATTTACAACACCTTGTATAAGGCGGTAGATTGGGAATCAAAAGAACCAGCACTACCTTTCAAAACTGTAGTGATTGACACGCTCTCGGAGCTAGCCAAGCTAGATATGCGGGAGATTGCAAAAGAGGCTAACGCACGAAACCCGAATCAGAATGAGTACGTACCTTCTCAGCGTGAGTATCTTATCAACGGAGAGCGAGTAAGAGAGATCGTTAGAGCATATCGTGACCTTCCCTGCAATGTAGTGTTCTGTTGCCACAGCGGGGATGCGCGAGATAACTCTAACGCTATGATCTTCTTCCCACAATTCACAGGTAAGCTACGTCACGAGATTGCGGGCTTTATCGACATTGTTGGCTATATGACGGCTGACACCGACAAAGGAGAGTTTGTCAATCAGATACAGACAGTAAAGACCAAGCGCGTGAGCGCGAAAGACCGTACAGATTCACTAGGCGGTCTAGTAGACAATCCCACACTACCTATGTTGTGGGATATCATCCACTCCGCTAAATAAGGAGAGCAGAGTTGTCCGACGTAAATCTTGAAGGTTTCGGTGGCGCACTGGATCTTAGTGGTGCAGACACTAGTGGCTTTACTCCGCTAGAGTCTGGTACGTACGACTGTGAGCTATTCAGCTATGAGTGGCGCGCAACCAAGGGCGGTACTAACGACGATGGTACGCCTAAGAAGATGCCCGAAGGTACTCCGATGCTCGCCTTGCAGTTTAAGGTAATTGAGCCGGAATTCGAGAATCGTCGCTTCTTCGATCAGTTCGTAATTCCGCCTGCGGATTACGATAAGGAGAAGGCAGCAAAGATGACAGGCGCACTAGTTCGTTGGCTAGTCGCAATGGGTCTGGAAGAGTCGGAAGTCAAGACCAAGAAGTTCAATCTTGGTGAGGCTCTAGAGAACCTTGTTGGTGAGCCTGTTCGTGTTACGGTTGGTCAGAAGCCGAAGTACAACACGAAGCCAGAGGATAAGGAAATGGAGAACGTCGTTAAGGGCTACAAGTCCATTTCCGAAGCTGCACAGCCTGCTGGTGGCCTGCTCTAAGTAAAGAGAGCAACTGTGCTTGAAGGGAAGGGTACTGCGGTGCCCTTCCCTTTGGCACCTAAAGGGGCAACTTGAATCATATTACCGAAGCTATCAAAGTAGCATCTAGAAGCACTATTCGTACACACAAAACTGGCTGCATTATTGTTGATCGTAGCCTTTCTCAAATTCTTAGTAATGGCTGGTCACATACTCCACACTACAGATTACGGAGTAAGCGATCACTTCATGCTGAAATTCACGCACTAGCAAGAGCGCGTTACATTAATCTGTTTGGGGCGACAGCATATGTCGCTACGATTTCCGGTAAGAGCGGAAATATCGTTAACGCCAAACCTTGTCTTGATTGTGCAATTGCTCTCCAATCCGCAGGAGTTACAGTAGTGTGGTTTACTCTACCGAATGGCGACGGCAATTGGCTAAATCTTAACGATCCCGCAACTTTCGATGATCTGAAAGTATATGTCGCTAACGGCAACTGAGCTAAGACTTCAATTCTTCGACTATCTTTTTGAAGAAAGAGAGGGGTACTTGTGCGTTGCACATGCCCCATCGGGGAACAAGAATAAGTTTCAGGAAAAGTTCTTCGTTTGGCCTGAGCAAAGAGAGGGTCTTGGCCCGTATCTGGACAAGATGGTAAAGGGCAACAATGTATGGTTCGGGATCAATCTATTCAGACAGCCTAAGCGGAAGCGTGACTTTGCACTACCGACTAGGTTGGTATGGGCTGACCTAGATACGTGTGATCCTGGCGATGTTACACCACCCCCACAGTGTAGGCTTAAGACATCGTTCAAGAACTTTCAGGGCATTTGGAGGCTAGATCAGTTAATTGATCCAGAGCTAGCACAGTCCTACAGTAAGCGCATTGCATATGCGTATGCTGACAAGGGAGCAGATAAGACCGGATGGGACATTGAGCAGCTACTTCGTGTCCCATACACCTACAACTACAAGTACGACGATGGAGCTACACAAGTACCGGAGGTACAGCTTCTCTCGTCGTTCGAGCAGTTACTCCCTGTGGCGGTTTTTGAGCAATTCACGCCGCCGACACCGGAAGAACAAGTAGTAGAAGGTGATCCACTCCCGAACATAATGGATCTTCCAGATGTGCCGACAACTATCCAGGCACATCTACCGGAGCTACGTAAAACAGCGTTCTCTGATCTGTTCGGTAGTGAGCCTGCTAGCGATTGGTCTGCTGCTATGTGGCATCTGATTAACGTGTGCCTAGAAAGCGGTATGAACAAAGAGCAGACTTTCGCGGTTGCTCTACAAGCCAAGTGCAACAAGTACGATCGGGACAAGCGACCGATTAGTTACCTGTGGCGAGAAATCACCAAAGCGGATATCAAGCAGAAGAATCTGATATTGCTGCTTGATGACGTTAAGCCGCTCAGGATGCCGACTCTCGTTAAGGGTGATCCACCGCCGTCAGTCATTGACCAGTATAAGGATTGGGCAGCAGAAGCAACAGACGCAGTAGTAGAGTATCACGAACTAGCTTGTACGATGTTGCTCTCTTCCATCCTCTCGTCAGGACTGTATCTTAATACCAACTTCGGAAAGATCATTCCTAACCTGTGGGGATTGATTCTTGGCGACTCAACTCTAACACGCAAGACTACTGCCATGAAAATGGCAATGGAGTTCGTAGCAGATATTGACAGGGAAATCGTAATTGCTACGGATGGTTCGGTCGAAGGAATCCTAACTGCACTAGCAGCACGTCCAGGTCAAGTATCCGTATTCTTTAAGGATGAGGTAAGTGGATTTATTGACTCGATCAATCGGAAAGATTATCTCGCCGGAATGCCTGAGACTCTCACTCAATTGTATGACGTGCCACCGTTCCTTACTAGACGTCTCCGCAAAGAAACCATCACTATCACTGATCCTGTCTTTATCTTCTTTGGTGGAGGAATTAGAGATAAGATGTACGGATTGCTCAACGACGAGTACATTCTTAGTGGATTCCTGCCGCGTTTCCTCATCGTAGGTGGTGATGCAAACTTAGCAACGATTCGCCCAACAGGACCACTTACGGCGAATCTAGATGCTAAACGAAAAAAGCTGCAAACTCGATTTAGCGATCTACACACAACGTACAACCAAGAGACATTAATTGAGATTCCCGATGCTGGTACATCTTTCAAGGTTCCAACACAAACGGAGGTTATCCTCACTGATGAAGCATGGGAATATTTCCAGAAAACCGAAATGCGGCTCACTAAGGAAGCAGCCGAAAGTGCCGCAAGTATGGTCGCCCAACCTACCTTTGGTCGGCTTGCCTGGTCAAGCCTCAAAATGGGTATGCTTCTCTCAGCAGCGCGACAAGAGCCTAAGAACGGAAAGATCACCACAGACGCAGATGATCTAAAAGCAGCAGCATGGTACGTACAGAAGTGGGGACACCATACGGTTGATCTAATCCAGAACGTTGGTCGTACTGCTAACCAGAGACTAGTATCAAGGATCTATGCACATGTTAGACGCCGGCCAGGTTGCACACGTTCAGAGCTATCGCGCTATTACCATCTTAGCCGTAAAGAACTAGATGTCGTGCTTGAAACCCTATTGGACAGAGGACAGATTAGGGTCCAGAAAGTTAGTAATGGTGCAACAGTCCACCCCACCTAAGAATCCTACGTGCTTGCACCTGTTCGTAAAAGATGAGGATGACAAAAGATTCAAGGTTTGCCAGTTCTGTGGTAAAACAGAATATCGTACAGATGAGGAGTTGTTAGCAGATGCCGAGTGAGCTAGAAAAAGCAAGAGCAGATGTTGAGAAGGAAGAAGAGAAGTGGAGAGTACTCAATCTCGATCCTAGTGGTTGGACACCTGTAGGCGGAATGCTCGACATTGCAATGAAGTTGGATGTACTTACGAACCTCCTATTGGAGAAAGAAATTATCGACCAAGAGGAAGCCGATCTTGCTCTAGCTAAACATCAACTTCAAGTTATGCAATCAATCCGTAAAGAACTAGAACCGCAGATTGCGGCAGCAAGGCTAGAGGCAATCAAGAACGGCAACCTGAGAAGGATGCACTAATGGGCAATTATTGGCAAAGGGATCTACTCGTTGCAATCATCGTAGGCGTCGTTATCTTCGTTGTGTTGCAGGTGACGTAATGGAATTGCCAGAATTTCTTGATTACGTCGAGGGAGTCCTAGATGATGAGCTAACGCAGTATGTCTACAAGAAATTTGATCTAACGAAAGATGCAGAAAGGGTTAGAGAATTTGGCGGTAGGCAGGTTCCGTTTGCTAATTCCTATTGGGAGAACCAGCTAGGAATGTATCTATATCGGGCATGGACTCTCGGACTAGATACACCCGGTGGTAGGCAGGCACTAATGAAGTATGTAGCAACTGCAATCGGTATGCTAGCAACTACAGTAGAGGTGTATGGTGAACTACCCGAACCGGGAGTGCCTAGTGGCGAAAATCTCGATCAATTGAGGGCATTTGGAAACTATTAATCACCCGTCGCATTACGGTGGCGATACCGTCTACGAAGCAATCAAAGTAATTGAGGCTTGGGAGCTTGGATTCCATCTAGGTAATTGCGTCAAGTATATCTGTCGAGCAGGTAAGAAGCGTAAAGCCAATAGGCTAGAGGATCTAAAGAAAGCCAGATGGTATCTAGATCGCTATATCGCTAGATTGGAGGACATTCGTGACACAAACAGTTGAAGAAGCTCTAAGAGAATTCCATACGACATATGGTCTGTCAGTTAGTGATAAGCCAGTAGATATTGACCCTGGATCATGTACGCAAGAAACATCAGAAATTTGGGAGCTACGTGATTCTCTTCATCGAGAAGAATTTAGTGAATTGATCGATGCGATGGACCGTGGAAACCTAATTGATCTAGCCGATGCCATTTGCGATCTAGTCTATGTTGTTGTGGGTACGGCAGTTAGTTTTGGTATTCCTTTTGATCGTTGCTTCCAAGAGGTTCAGGCTTCTAATATGAGTAAGCTAGGTGAAGATGGAAAGCCCATCGTTAGAGAAGATGGTAAAATCCTAAAAGGACCAAATTTCTTCAAACCGAACTTGGAGCGTGTTATTTATGGACGCCATTAAGTGGATAGATGATGGTCATACAGTAACAGCTAAATATAGCGATCGTCGTTGTACCGCAGAAATGGTAATCAAATGCCCTGGTGGAGATTATCTCAGCTGCACAACTAATAGTTGTCACGTTAGGGAATCAGCACAAGATTTTGGTTGGGACTGTTTTGCAGGTAATGGGGACTTCGATCTAGTAGGTGATCCTAAGCCCATCCTATGGCGTTATCCTGCTCCCGAAGAAATTGAATTGAGGGTAAAACAATGATTGGTCTAGTTGGCTTTATGGGTTGTATGATCTTTGCGGCGCTTGTTATGCCGATTGATGCATTCTCTGGTATTGTGGTATTTCTTACAGGATGTGCATTTTTGGCAATTGGTTTGTACGATCTAATGCACAGACGGCCATGAAAGCCCTTTATCGCACAAAATGTACAGACTGTGGCGAATGGATAGAAGAGGGTGATGAGATTGAACCAGATGAAGATGGTGGTTGGGTACACCAGAACTGTGAAGAGATAGAAGATGAGCGAAATCGAAATCGAACTTAAGAATAAGCTTCCGGCCGGGATAATCGCTTTGGGTCAGGTGCTTGCAGAAAGAATGCAGGAATTACCGGGTGATCGGCCCTACGTACTAACGATTGAAGCAGATGAACTATTGGAGATCAAACTATACTTAAAGGTCGATAACTACGAGGTTGATTTGTGGCTTGATTACAAAGGTGAATGGCAGCTTGCGAGTATGCCACAAGTATGGATTGAAGGCAGATGACCACGACTGAACCTACTATTACTAGAAAACATCCTCTAGCTCAGTGTGAAATCTGTCCACTAGCTAAACGGGACTTTGCGCCTTCGCAATTCCCCACAGGGAAGTGTAAGGGTGCAGTTGTTTCTAGATCACCAGGCTTCCATGACGTTATGGCGAAGCGACCATTTGCAGGTCCATCCGGTCAGGTTCTAGATTACCTGCTAAAGCAAAATGGGATAAAGAGAGAGGAGTTGTACGTAAGCAATGTTGTTCTTTGTGCGCCAGAGTCGGGCAAAGTACCGCAAGAGGCAATTGAAGCGTGCAATCCACGTCTTAAAGCGGAACTCGATAGAGTTGAAGTCAATCTCATCTTGGCCGCAGGAGCCGAAGCCGTTACTAGTATTATCGGGAAGGGTACAATTGACAGCTTCCGAGGTTACAGACTTGAAAGAAGTGGCTGCACAGTTGTCGCAACTAACAATCCCGCACTCGTACTGCGTGATGATTCCACATTCCCTAACCTGGTAAAAGACTTTCGTAGGGCATTCAATCCACTACCTGAGCCTACAATGCCTCGGGTCACACTAATCGAAAGCGGAGACGATGCAAGAAAACTCATCGAACATCTTAGTACCAAAACCGGAACTATTGCCTGTGATATTGAATCTCGCGGCGGATTATCACACAAAGCATCCCTCGTTAGCCTTCAATTTGCAGTTGATGGAGCATCTAGCTATGTCCTCGGAGAGCGGCAAGGGCTTTGGGAAGATACCGATTTCATTGAAAATTGTTTGCAGCCCTTCTTCGCATCCAGAGATAAATCTTTCTGTTGGCACAACGGTATATTCGACACAAAGATCCTTCGACACAGTTATGGGATTTCTGCCAGAGTAGATGAAGATACCATGCTCCTAAGTTGGGCATGTGATGAGCGCGGTGGAGTACATGAACTAGAATATCTCTTGATGGAAGAGTTCGGTTGGCCCTACTATACACCCTCAAGCGTAATCTCGTTCAAAAAGACTGGACGGTTGGTAAGTGAAAAGACGTGTAAAGACCTAAAGAAGAAATACGGTGATGATTATGAAGAGTCCGAAGAATACAAAAAGATCGAGAACATCAACTACCTTGCGCTCTACAAATATGCCGGTTATGATGCCGCCGGTACGTTCCAACTCTTTGAGCTATTACGAGAGCGAGCTACGGGTGACTCAGTTTTTGAGAAGCCTTACAAAGAAACGCTCCTTGCGTCTGAGAATGTTCTTCACAGTATGGAAGTTACGGGTATGCCATACGACGTGGATCGTGCGGCAGAAATGTTGGAGACGGAGGTTCAGCCGGAACTAGATCAGATCGTCAAGACGTTGCAAATCTTGATTAAGAAACCACTGTTGAACCCTGGTAGCAATCAGCAAATGGCTGTGGTGTATTACGATGAATTCGGCGTACATCATGAAATGCAATCACGGCCAGATATGAAGCGTTCAGTCGATGCTTCTGCACGTAAGGAAATGGTAGACGGTAGATTCACATTTGACGGTGAACACACGGCTATCATGCAAGACGGTAAGATGGTAAAGAAGCCAGCCGAAGATGCAGAAGCCAAACGCGCTCTTATCTCACAGATTGCAAAAGAGCATGACAGATACATGAAGCTACAAAAACAGGCCGGTACATATCTAACCGGCTTGATTAGGGAGGCAGAAGTTGACCCAGACTTCCGGATCTACACGTCGCTCCCGCGTCACGCGACGAGTACCGGCAGATTGGCAAGTCGTGGACCAAATCTGCAAAACGTCACTAGGACTAAGGAAGGGTTGCCTGACATTAGAGGACTGTTCTTTGCTCTTGATGGTACACTACTGGTCCAGGCGGACTATTCACAGGCTGAACTACGAACAATTGCTGCACTTTCTGGCGATAGACTCTTAACCGGGGTATACGAGAAGGATCAAGACCTTCATAATCTAACCGCTGCTAGATTCTATGGCGAGAACTTCACGCCAGAACAAAGATCGAATTCAAAGAACATGAACTTCGGTGTGTTCTATCGACAGTCAGCGGAAACATTCCTAGAGAAGCATGAAATCCCTGTTGAAGAAGCACAGAAGTATATCTCATGGGTCTGGGAAACTTTCACTACAGTAGGAGAGTGGGAGAAATCGATTGAGCAATTGGTTCATAAGAACAAACACAGAGACTATACCTTTGTGGAATCTCCGTTTGGGCATCGTCGCCGATTCTATCTCATTACGAAGGAAAACAAGAACGCCGTCTATAGAGAAGCAATCAATTTCCTTCCACAAAACATTGCGGCTAACCTCACGCTCCACGCTTGCATTAAGCTACACAGAGAGATTGACCCTAAGAAGGCAAAGTTGTGTCTTACGGTTCACGATAGTATTCTGGCGCAGGTCGAGGAAGGGTACGTTGAGGATTACTCCGCTGTGTGTCGTGAGATTATGATTGCACAGCCGAAAGACATCCTCGGCTGGACTATTCCATTCAAAGCGGATATCGGAGTTGGTAAAACATGGGCAACGGCGAAGTAAATGTATAACAGCTTCCTAACAATGATCGTATGGTGTTCCGCACTAACCATTACGATCATCTTCTTTGTAGCAGCTTGCAGTTAATGGCAATACGCAAACTAGCCAAGGTTCGGCCTGCGGTGGCGGTCTGGGCCGAGGGGCCGATCTGCCCCAGGGATTGCTGGAATTGAGTCCTAACGCGCATCGGGGGGTCGTGGCTGCCCCTGACTCGCCCCCTGGACTATCGACCAGCCAAGGCTTTTCAAGTAAGGAGCATTGTGGACGTAGATCAAGAATACAGGGTAGCCCTAAAAATCTGTCTAGAACGTTATGAGCAGATGATCGGAATCGAGCATGGAGACATTCTAGACTTCATTACGGAGTTTAAAGCCCTGATTCGTGAGAATCCTGTTAATAAGTTGAATCGCTGGCTTGGATATATTCAGGGTGTACTGATTGAACGGGGCGTAACTACAGTTGAAGCTGAACGTGACTTTACTCGTCTACTATTTCGACCGCTGGACTTTCCGTGGACATAACGGCAATTGACCCAGGAGGAACAACTGGCCTGGTAAATGCAACTATCACAGATAGCACGTTAGTTGTGCGACCTTGGCAAAGGAAGCTAACACCAGGACAGCTATTTACTCACCTAAAAGCACAGAAACCAAACTTGGTGATCTGCGAGGATTTCGAGTTCAGGCCCAATAGCCCGCAAGGATTGGTTCTCACGTCAGCGCATCTAATCGGCGTCGTCATGCTTTACTGCGAGCAGCACGATATCGAGCTTAGAATGCAAAATGCAGCTTACGCAAAAGCTGGCTTCTACAGCAAGATCAACAACATGAAGAAAGCGGGTGTTTATGTCGGCGGTGTGGATTATGAACATGCTATGGATGCAATGCGTCACTTCATGCAATGGTTTTATTTCGGGCCGGGTTACAAGTTCAACAAGTCCCCACAGGTGAGGTTGGTACAATGAGGTTGCAGACAGAATTCAGTGTGGTGAAAAAAGCGGAAGTTCAAAGCGATAAAGCCATGGTTACTATGGAAATAGAGCTAGAACGTTACCCAATGAACATCTCTGTTTGGGATAACGAGAGAATAGGTCGCTGCGCCGATGCAGCTATTGAAGCTTTCCAGAATGAGTGGAAGAAATAATCAGTAGAGAGTACATGGAGAAATTCTATCCCGATTTCGTAAAGAGGGTCGCTTTGTTAGTTAAAGAGGCCGACGACTTTAATCGGGATATCTGTCCTGTGCCTGAGTATGCTAGAAAGCGTGTTGTATCAGGAAAATCGCCTTACAATGGTGGTGCGGGCAAAAGAGGTACTCCGCTGCAAGATGCAATAACCGCGCTTATTAGGCTACATGGCGATCTTCGCCCCGCAGAAGTTGCTCGCATGATTAGTCGCGGTAACTACCAGTCCGTTAGAAATACTATGCAAAAAATGGTTGACGAAAAGAAGTTAGTCCGAAAGAGCCTTGGTGTTTATACTCTCCCATAAAAGAAGCCCCCTGGCAGGAGAGAACCAAGGGGCTTCCGTTCCGCCGCGTGGCGCAGCGAACCTTTAGATTACTTTGTACCGGCCGTATACAGCAGATAGATGAAACAACCGATGAATACGACAACCCAAACTACTAAGCCAATGGCTTCCCACCTGCTCACTTCTTACGAAGTAAGACCACTAGCCAAGTAATAGCGGCTGGCACGAAACCAATCACGATTGCAAGTCCTGTGATCGTATCGTCGTTATCTACTCCTAGAGCGCGAGCAGCCAGAAAAGCTAGAGCGGTTGCAATTCCTGCTGATTCTGCGGGACGACTCATTATAGACTCCTAATCAGTAGAATGATCTGACAGATAAGAATGCCTAGAAGGAACCATTCTGATTTGGTCACGCTAGCCTCCTACGTGGACGAATGCTAGAACCATGCTCATGCTGCGAATGTCGTTACCCTCGCCACGCCGCATCTGCTTGCCACCATTGCTATCGTTGCCTACTCCTGTATTACCCTCAATAGCGGTAAAGCGGTCTTGGCTTCCCGGTAGCCAACCCTCGAAAAGTCCTACGTGTCGTGCAAGTCTGTCTGGATTGCCCCAATCGTAGAGTACAACGTCCCCTGGCTGTGGATGCGTTGTGATGGTTAGATTGTTTCGGCCTCCCATTGCATCGTGATAGATGAATGGGCAATAGGCGTAAAACTTCCCTCTGATCCATGCTTTGCTCCCTGCTGTTACATAGCTCCTTGTTACGCTCATGGCGCACCATGCGCCGATTAGCCCGTACCAAAGACTTGCCGGACTTCTATTGCTGTTTGGAGGATTCTCTGTTTCTCCGATACGGGCGATTGCAGCGTTCAGCGCCTTCACGCGCATTGGAACTTTAGCCTTTAGGCGCAATCTACGAGCGCGGTAGAAAGCCATGACCTTCGTTGGGTTCTTGCGATCCTGTAGATAAGCCAGTAGAAGATCGCCTGCTACCTTATCCGGCTTTCTGTAGCCTAGCCAATACTTTGCCCTCTGTGCGGCCTGTGAGGACAAAATGCCCCATACTCCGTCTGTCTCGCCTTTGTAGTAACCTTTGCGCTTTAGCGCACCCTGCATCAATTTAACATCTTCACCGCGCATTAGCGGTGTTGTCAGTTCAAGGGTTCTCACCGTTTAACCTCTCCTGAATGATTACCAATGTTTTGAGAATCTCTCGTTGGTTTTCAGTAACGCCAGCAATTAGCTTGGTAAGTTCAATCATCGCCTGTGCATATTGCTCCTTAGACTGTGCGAGGATCATAGAAAGATCGGGCTTTGCTTTCTCTGCATCCAACTGTAGCGTTATGGTTGCTAACTCATTTCGCATGTCGTGGCGAATGGTCTGCTGTTCTTCACGCTCACGAATGATTTGATCGTTTAACGCTTTCTTTTCTTCAAGATGTATCTCTTCCTGCTGCTTGAGTTTTTGCTCTAACTGATCGCCTCTTTCTCTTTCTCCTTCGGCCGTTTCACGCCAAATTTTTGCAACGTTACTTCTAATTGTAAATAGCCCGGAAACAACAATTACGACTACGCCTACGATAATAGAACCTAAAGTAATTGTTGGGCTGAATTGAGTTTCGGCTACGAATGCCCCCGAGCCTGCTAATGCAACCCAAAGGAACTGCGGAATACTCATGGTGGTGGTGGCCCCTCTAGTGTTTCGACCCTGGTTGTTAGATCAACAATTAACTGCCGCAGTTCTACGAGTTCTTCATTCACCTGTGCATTACGCACAGCTTGTGCGGCGGCAAAGTCGCGCAGATTTACAATTCGCCTGAACAGAGCTACCATTAATCTTGGAGCAAAACCTTCTCCTGGTGGTTCATTCGGATTATCAATAGCAAGTTCAATTCGTTCTACCAATACTTGCTCTTGTGGTGTTAATCCAGGCATTATAGTTCTGCCCTAAATTGTACGCCTGCTAGATCAACCCATGTATTACTACCAGCCGCAATGATTACATCACCATCGTATTCAATAGTCACGTAACCAAATGAGCCAGCAGACACCACAGGAATACGCATAATACCCTGATTAACTGCACTAGTACCAGGGCGGAACCCCTGCGGCAGAGTTAATGCTACTGTACCAATTGCGCCAGTTTTGATTACTCCGCGCAATCTGACAATACCATTGCTATCACGGCTATAGGCTGCAAGGTGATTTCCGTCTGACCCTGTGGAGAAGTTAACCCAAGAGTTGAGCAATGTAGCAGCAATCCAGTTGATTGACTGATCGCGGTTTTGAAGCGCAATCAATCCACTACGCACATCTGTTAGATCGCGCGTAATATGACGGAAGATGTCGGGTTTAGAGCGAGAGCGATCCATCATCAAATGTTAGGGTAACTTCCTCGTCACCCTCGTCTGTAGGACTACATTCCATTCCTACAAGTCGGAAGTGGGTATTAAGCGTGTCATATTCAAGTTCTGCATAAACGTGGATCTTATCGCCTAGTTCAACTTGCGTCCAAATATCTGTATCATCATCAACATTGATGTAACTGCACGAGAATTCAATAGCAGGAGCAGCTTGTCGTAAACCCTCAGCAGTTGTTCGGCTTTGTAGTAGTGTCTGTTCTCTTACATCTGCAAACTCAATCGACTCGGTAATTCTACGATAGGCAGCTTGCGCTGCATCGTTGTAAATATAGCCCAGACGGGTTGCACCTTGGGCAAAGCCTCGCAAGTGCGTAGCTTGTGGACCGTTCTCTGTATAGGAGAAGTTTTCACAATTGTGCCCCTGTCGTAGAGCAAAGCCCGTTAGCGTTCTAGTCTTTTGCGGGCTATAGAGCTTGATTTCTCTATCAGGAGTAATCTCTAGATCAAAGCCTGGACTAAGCTTTGAAAGCCCGTCTAGTTTGTTGATGATCTTCTCAGTATCAGCAGGTTCGATACGATAGTTGGTAGTCTGACCAATTGCTGCTAAGGTATAGGTGAATGCTAGAGCGTTGGGCTGAGCAAGTACAGTATCGAGGATATCATCAACAATTAGAGCAATATCCCGACCAACTTGCTGATAACGATAAAGCAGTGGATTGGCAGGATCGAAGGGCCACTCTTCCTTTTCAAAGTAATGCCACCAATCCTTACCTGCTACATTAAGTCCTCTACCCTCAATTTCACTTAGAGAAATAGATGTGTGCATTCCCCCAAGAATTTTCGTCATATCACCTTCGTGCCCTCTAAAGAGCGCGAAGTCTGTAATGTAGGGATTCGTCTTACTACGTACAGCTAGGTCTTGGTCTAAATCGAGTACGTAACTGATAGAGCCTATCTTAGCACCAAGATACTTACCAAACGACAACCCCTGTGGGAAGGCTTCGCCCAACGCAATACCTGCGTGGTTGTAGTGCCTTACCGTCCAAGGGTGGTAATCGTGTGCCACTAAATCGCCTTACGGCCTTTCTCAGTAAGTACCCATCCGAAGTCAGTAACTTCGCTGTACTGTTCAACTTCAACTGTTCCTAGTTTTGGATCATCTTCACTCGGAGTAAAGTTCCGACGTTCATAGTCAGTCTCTTCTACGATGTACTCAACTAAGCCTTTATCAAGCATCTTCTTTAAGGATTCCTCAATAGCCTCAATATCATCTAAACCAGCAGCAACAAACGCTGCGGCATTTGGATTAATGAGGTAGCCTTTAACTTGCTGAGACATAATGTGCAGGATGTGCTGATCTAGTGTAGTCATTAGTATTTAATCCATTTCGCGCATACAGCAAAGGCAGGAGTATTGACCATTCCAGTAACACCGACGCCCCCCGAGAAATTGACGTTATACTGAACATTCCCCGTCGTACCGTTATATACCTGATTTCCGCCAACGGTATTTGAAACTCCAAGGGAAAGGTCATTTGTATGTCCGTGAGCCATGCGACGAGTACCAACTGCAACGCCGTCGGTCTTACCAACAGTATCAACATCTGTGTGAGTACCCTTACCTACTGAGGTACGACCGCGTTTATCCGGTACGGCAAATGTAGTACTTCCGTCACCTGCTCCCCACAATGTACCAATTGCGGCAAATAGCTCGCTGTAGGTGAATCGACTAATAGCAGAACCATCTTCGGGGAAGAAGCCACCTGCGGGAGTACCGGCACCGTTATACTCAATGCTAGTACCCGCTGGAAGAGCACCCTGTACTAATAGTCTAGCCTGTGCGCGTCTATCACGCACAGTAACAGCACCCGAGGTTGCAGGTACTAGAACATCTGCCAGTAGTAGAACACTCTTTGAAGCTTCACCAAGAGTTGTCAGGTTGGCTGCCCCGTTACGGTTATCGAGAGTAGCACCGGCTGTTGCAGTACCAGGTACAATCTCAATACGAGCTTCATTGAATGTAGATCCATCGTGGGCATTGTCCATGATACGGAGAATTACCTGGTCGATTCGAGGCAATGTTGCATGATGGGCATTAGCCGTAACAAGAACAGCAGCGGTGGTATACTGCCGATAGAGTCCCTGGTCAGTTACGTTCTGACCAAGCACATATGCTGTTCCTGCTGCAATACTTAGCTGTAGACCCGAGTTAATGGTTACAGCGAAACTTGCTGCATCCTCGACACCTGGCGACAGAATATCCGAAAACGGCTTACGGAGAGAACGAGCATCATAGCTCTTAGACTGTAGCCAAAGAGGATCAGGAGATAAGACGGATTGCGGATATACTGCCATACTTCTTCCTTCCCCTAGATCATGTAAGCATTACGCCAGGTGAGTACTGCTTTAGCTGGCGCAATCGCACTTGCAACTGCAAAACGAACAGTGTTAGTTGATGGTGCAGGCTCTAATGCCCACCAGTCAGAATCTACAGCATAGTTGTAGAGATTAGTACCATCACTCATAACTGCCGTCCTACGAAGAAAGTCTACTGTTGCTGTATAGCCTGCTGGAATTGTCAAACCTAGCATACGGAAATAGTGAACCGTACCATCATTGCGAGTGAGGATTAACTGCGGGTCGATGCACTGACCATGGAAAACCACCACAGGGTATGTTTCGATATTGCCGCTGTTAACGATAGCTACATCGTTAATGCTCTCCGTACCACCGGCAAAATCAAACGGGAACGTAAAGTCGAAGTCTAGACCACCAAAGTTCTCGCCCTGTAGGAAGTTGATGTTCTGTACCTGCTCAACTCCGTATAGCCTAGGATCAAAGCTCTTGAAGTTAACGAGGAAGCTTGAACGAGCCGCTAGCCCACCCTCCATCGGCAGTTCGGGCCAACCATCAATTGTGCATTCAGTTGATAGAGTTTCGCCCATACCAGTAAAGAGAATCTCTAGTACTCCCGCGTGCTTAAAGCCGTGATGCGGTTTTGGCATTAACGCACCAACTAGGGCTAATCTCTTTGTGATGTAGCTACCGCTGGTATCCGCAAATAGATCACCCTCGCAGTGGAACAGGCGCTTGCCTAGATAAGTGTTAGACGGATAGATACCATGCTGTTGCGATTTCTCACGCTCCGTCATACGTACAGACACTTCTGTCGTGAACTGCTTGAACGGAATGTCATCATCATTTAGGTCTACGTACTGACCACTGACGTTAGTGAACCTAGCTGACTCGATCATTCTGATCTGTTCCTAAGTCTAAATAGGGCACGTTCCATCGTACTCATCAGTTCTTCATCCTGATGGGCATTTACAGTTAGATTCACGGTAGACTGTGTATTGGTGCTGTAGGTGCTATTAGCCGGGGGTGTATAGTCTGCTGCTCGACGGGCACTTGAATCTGGATCGCTACTATACATATAGCCCTGAGTACCGCCACCTGTAGCCGTACCAGGAATAGTGGGGAATTTTCCTTCCAAGAGATTGCGGAATAGTTTCCCAAAGAAGTCTAGTAGTGCCTGTTGCTCAGAAGCTACGCCTGCGATGAGAGCCGAAGCGATATTCGCTCCGTGACTATACCACATTTTCAACTGCTCGTTCATAGCAGTATTGGTGGATTCGTTGATTAGGCGATTAGCCTCTTTCCACTTGCCTACGAACGAATTGGGTCCACTGATGAGCTGTTCGTTAGTCAGAGTATTGAGAGCCTGTAGATAAGGCAGGGCTTCTGGACCCATATCGCGTAGCTGTGCAATTAGGGCAAGTGGGACTCCCCTATTCTTCAACTCAGTTAGCATTGTTTCATATTCAGTCCACTTGCCGATTTGTGCATCCAGATCAGCAATTACGTCTTGTCCCGTAACTGCAAGTGGCTTCTGCAAGAGTGCCATTTGCTCACGTACTGCAAGAATCTGTGAATTGAGTTCGGCTAGCTGTGAAGCAAATTCTGAGGTCTGATAGGTAGCTCCTGCTGTTGCACCAATCTGACCTTGCGCTTGCTGCCATAGCGCAATGTACTGTGCGATTTGCTCGGCGGTTGCACCATTGAGAGCCTGTAGGCTCTGGATTGCTTCTGGCCCTAAAGCTTCTAGTTGTGCTGCTAGCTCTGGTGGCACCTTAGAGGCAAGCGAAGCTAGAGTTTCTCGCCAAGTGTTGAATCTCTCTAACTGGCTTTGCAGGTCTGTGAACAGGTCGTTGAATGTAGGAGCAATACCCCAATCTGCATTAACGCTCATTACATCCTGCATCCACTGTCCGCCGAACAGTGTGCCGAATGCTTGCTGTAGTTCCTCTGTGCGCTGCTTTAGTGCCTGTGTGTGCAGATCGTTAACCTGATCTAGTAGGGCATCAATCTGATCGTTGAAATCCTTAACAGCATCGTCGTACTGTTTGATAGCATCATCAAAACTTTGTCCGATACGATCACCTAGATTGGTAGGCCCACCGAACAACTCTCCGAATTGCTGGATATTGCGCTGCTTTAGCTCGTTCCACTTATCTAGGAGAGTCTGCGCCGCAGTATCGGTTAGTTCCTTTAGCTGTTCTTTCTGTGCCGCGTTGAATTCCTTGGTATCTGCGATAGAAGCTGTCTGAGAACGCTTGATCTGCGCCTGCATAGCCTTCCATGCATTTACCATCTTCTTCAACTGCTGTGGGGTTGCGTTTGCTAGTAGCTTGATGTACTGCAAACCCTCAATTCCTAGTCCGCGTAGATCCTCTAGCATCTGTGCTGGAATTCGGATAGACAATGACTTCAAGGCGTTGTTGAAAATCTTGAATTCCTTGGCCTGTTGCCGGGTATCCTTGATTAGATCCGCAACTGTAAGCTTCTTTGCGTGCTTACGCATTTCTGCTGCTTTGCGCTCGTACTCCTTAGCGCGGATTAAGTCGATATTTCGCTTCTTCTTCCCATATCGCGCTCTGGCATCTTCTGCCTGCTGCTCTAGCTTCTCTAGCTTTAAGGGATCGAACTTGTCATTGTTGTCGATTAGTTCCTGACGCTTCTGCATGAAGGCACCAGCAAACAGCGTCATAGTTAGAGTCGCTGCTCGTTCGATCTTCTCTTTGTTGAGAATACCCTTAATCATACCGTCAATGATTGGAGCGCCGATTTCGCGCTCAAACAGTCTAGACGGTGAACCTACCTCAAACTTCAATTGTGCTGCTCGTAGAGTCTTAGCCTGTAGTTCTCCAATTGCTGCATCAATGTTGGGGAAGCCGGCTCTAATACCAGCAGCGATACCATTGGAGATTGCAAGACCAAGCGGCTGTGTATTCGCAGGATTGACTTTAACGTTAACGCGCTGAGTAATAATCTTGCGGAAAGTAGCAGCGATGTTCGCTCTTGCAGCCTTAGCGTTCTTGATCGCTTCCTTCACTCCCGAAAGCTTCGTTCTAATTTCTGCCGCTTCACCAGTTTCACCTGCATGAATAGCTGCGCGTAGCTGCTTTTGTAGATTTGTTGACCTAGTTTGCAGTTTTGCGATACGTAGGTCTACCTTCACAGTCTTAACCGCAGCTTGGATATCTCCCTTAGCTCTTGCTAGTGCTCCCTTGTCTACATATGCTTTGATTACTGCTCTAATCTCAGGGATGGTTAACATTCTACCACGACCGAGAGCAGTTTGAATCATTGCATCAATTGCACCCTTTGGGATCTTTCTTGGCAATAAGGCACCAGCTTGTAGATCACGGACTACTTTCCCGAAGCTGCTTCTGATCGTATTAGCAGTAGCTCCTGCGCTTGATTTTGTAAGCTGTAACTGTGTTCGCAGAGTAGTAAGCTCGCGCTGAATATCTCGTACATTCGATTTAGCAATACTGTTGCTACCCCTGCTCTGAACGTTCGCAATCTTTCGAGCAGCAGCAAGACGCTTTTCTACATCTACGATCTGTGACCTAATTCTTCCTTCTTCCTGGATTACTAAAGCTTGCGACCTAATCGCGTTCGTCAACTGTGGAGCAGTTTGTCTTACCTTAGCAATAGCAACATGCCACATGCGATAGTATTCAGCTACACGAATAGCCGCATCCTGAATGTCTAGGCCGAGCATCTTCTTTTGATCGCCAGTGGCACCTTTGAATTGAGTACGCAGCATTTTGAGATTTAGCTCTTGGCGCTTATACTCAATTCCTAGCTTCCGAGCATCCATAATCCGAGAGCCGAGATTTCCTAAGTCGGCTGCTTGAATTTGTGGTGCAACCGCCGTCGCTCTAGTATGCTGGATAGCAGCTTGTGCTCTTTCTGCATCTTTTGCGATGGACTTCTGATAACGCTGCCAAAGGAAGGCTCCACCGGCTGCTACTCCGATTGCTCCTGCTGCAATCCACAGTGGCCCAGGGATAGCCATTGCTGCTAATCCTGCACCTGCAAGTAGACCACGCAGTTTACCGGCATTGCGAGAAGTTTCTTTAACGATAGAGCTAGCACCACGGACATCGCTAGCCATTCTTCTACCTCTACCGAACATAGCTGCCATTCCACCTAGACTACTAGCAGCAGTTCCAGCAGTAGTAACTGCCATAGATGCAATCCACGCTGTTCTTACAGCATTAATGGCCTTTACGAGTTTAAAGGCTCCCACAGTGGCAATACTGAACATTGCAACCCAACCCCACGCACCTTGATCTGTGAGGTTAAAGAACGCAGATACAATAGTGTTAAGACCGTCCCACTCGCCGCGCAATAGAGCAATAGCTGCTACAACTCCGATTGCTACAGATCCCATGCCGAGGAAGAGAAGCCGATTCTTACCGAGCATTGCGGCTAGTCGGATAAGTGGGCCAAGGATGAAAGCTAGTGCAGATGCTACTCCGGTAATTGCTACTCCGTATGCAATCCAACGCACAATATCGCCACGTAGCGCACCATCCATGTCTCTTAGATAATCCGTGATTTTTGTAATGTGTGGCGCTAGTTTGAGAAGTTCTGGCAGGACAGCACTACCGATCATTAGTGCAAATGCGCGAAGCTGATTTAGGAACTTCTCCCACCTAACCCCTGTGGTGGTTTCCATTGCCGCAAGTGCGCGGTTGAAGGAGTTTTGGGGCTGGATGGTCTGACCAAGGAGTTTCTTGTACTGGTCGAAGAAGCGGAAATAGAAGGTAAGTGCGCGACGACCCTGAATTGTTCCTACACGGCCTTTACCTCCACCGCCCTCTGCTGTAATTTCCTTGTAGAATGACTGAACATCCTTTGTTCCGGCTTTTAGTTCGGGGAATCGCTTAACGATATCTCCGATAACCTGATTGAGTGGTCGCATTCTACCACTAGCATCACGCACTGCAACTCCGGCTTTCTTCATTCCGTCTACGAAGTCGGGCATGTTGAGCATTTCTAGAGAACGAGCAAAAGCTGCTCTCATCATGCCTACAGCGGGAATATGCCTAGAGAGGAATGCCGCTGAACCTGCAACTGTATCGAAAGACTGATTTGCTGCAACTGCCGCAGGAGCAATCTGAGACATCGAAGCCGATAGTTCCTCAAATGTGAAACGACCGAAACGAACCGCAGCGAACATGCGGTTCATAATCTTCGGCATCTTGTTGATGTTTTTGCCGAACGAGTTAAAGACAGTGATGCCTGCTTCTGTTACCTTTGTTAGATCAGTTTGGCCCGCAATTGAAGCCTTAGAGAACAGGCCAACTAGTTTCAGACCTGCGGCTAGACCCTTAGCACCTTGCGAACCAAGGTTGGTGCTCGAAAATACTTCGTAGGCCGACTTGTTGAGTTCATCTAGCGTTGCCGTAGTTTGTGGCAAGATTGCCCGCAGGCCAGCTTCAATCTTAGTTGCGTTGGTAGCAACTTCTTCAAATGACCCAGAAACAGTACCAGCCTGCGTAGCAACGAGAGTTGCCTGTTTATTGAATTCTGCCGCTTGTCGTGCAGCTAGACCTAATCCTGCACCGACCACAAGTGTTGCATACTGACCAACACGGCCAAGATGCTGCATTGTACGACCAGCGATAGAAAGCTTTTCCCAACGTTCAACTCTGATAGCTTTGCTAAGTGCATTCTGTTGAGCAGTGACGATAGCGTATCGTTGTGCGATTCCTGAAAGTTGCGCTCGGACTTCGTTTGCTCGTAATGCGAGTTCACGTTGTCGTGCTGCAACATGCTGCGTACGCTGCGCTAGTAGTTCAGCGTCTCTTCCTGTCGCTCTCCACTGTCTGCCAAGAAGTGCTGAACGTGCAACTTGGTTGCCAATTGCCCTAGACGTCAAACGGGAGCTTTGTTCAAGCTCCCGCTGACGATCTGCATTTGACAGTAGAGAACGATCCAGAATTGTAGACTGACGACGTAGAGCCTGGATCGCCTGTGTAATAGGTGCTACTCCGGCAGGATCAGCAGTACCCCTTCTTACTCTTGCCTGTAGATTGCGACGCTGCTTAAGCGCGTTTGCTTCTTGTGCCTGAACCTGCTGTAAGCGGTTAGCTAACCGCAGACGTGCAGTTTCGTTCCGGAAGAGGTCGTTATTGATTCTCTGTAGACGAGACTGAGCATTCGCAATAGTCTGTGCAATACCCTGCTGATCTAGCAATAGGCGATTCCGCCTTTGCTGCAAAGTATTACGTGCTTTCTCAATCTGAGCAGACGCTCTCTGTAGACCTAGAGCGCGTGAACCCTGTGTGATACTTTGGAGTTCACGTAGAGCGCGCTGCCTCTGGCGCATTAGGTTCTGCTGATTCAACAGTACTTTCTGCTGTTGGATCTGTAGATTGCGATGTCTGCCCATAGCAGAAAGATCGCGGCCTACGCGTCTAAGTGCGCCAGAGGCTTGATTCTGCGCTCTGACAATGAGCATCATTTCTGAAAGATGCCTTGCCATTACTTACTAGTGTCTACCTTTCGGTCCCTCGGTATCACTCTTACGTTCACCGGACTTCTGTGACATTTGATCGCTTTCGTATTGGTGTCTTGCTCTAAACACTTGTTCTAGTCTCCAAATGTGTCCGGCGTTCTGTTGTAGCAATCCACCGGGATTTGGTAAAGAACCAGTGACTTCGCAAAGCAATGCAATACGAATCCATCGCCTAACATCTACGATGAACGATTCTTCAATGTCTAACTCGCTGAGTGTACTGGACTTTCTCGCAAAGACGAGATATGCGACTGTGTAAAATCCTCAATCGTCTCTTCATCTTCCTCTGGCTCATTAAGCTCTAGGAGGATACGCTCAATTTCTCCGCCGATCTTTGGATCAAGAGCCTTGATTGCCATTGCATTAGTAAAGTCCAGCTTGACACCCTTTGCATCTGTAATGTTGTGATCTACGATGCAATAGGCAAAGTCGTGCTGTGCTGTCCACGAAGAAAGAGTTTCAAGTTCGATCTTCTGTGTTTCAGGCTCGTTCTGATGTCTAGATCGCTTACTGCGGCCACGCTGAATTTCCTGCTCCATGCTCATCTTTGTACCCTTATCCCTACGCTCTAGCACCATACCGTAAGGAAGCGGTCGAGCAAGAATATAGCCGCCTTCTTCGTCTGCACTACCCGGAAGCGACTTTAGATCAAAACGCTGTGGTTCTGATGTTACGGTTCCAACTGGCATAACACTCTCTCCTGTTCTCTCCTGTAGTGGTACTACCGCTGTAGTCGTCGTTCTCTGCGTTCTAGCTCTACACGCAACTCCTGTAGATGTGCTCTACTTTCCATTAGACGGGAAGTCTCTTCAATAGCCTCCTTGCTCCCAATTACGCCTACAACTCCTGGCTGGTCAAATACCGTTGAAAAGAAATTAGTCGAAGGA